GCTACGTAATTAGACCGGAAGACTTACGAGAGTTTGAAGAAGCTAGAAGAACAAAAGTGAAGGGATGATTGCATTGAACGATTTAATCAAAGTTAATGAATCAGGAAAAGTAACAGCTAGGGATTTATATGAATTTTTAAGTTTAACTAAAGGACAATTTGCCAGATGGGCCTATCAACATATTACTAGCAATAAATTTGCCGAAGAAAATATAGATTATGAAGGGTTCGACATAATTGTCGAGGGTAATGTAGTTAGAAATTTTTATCTGTCGATTGACTTTGCAAAGAAACTTTGCATGATATCTAAGTCTCAAAAAGGTGAACAGGCTCGTAACTATTTTATAGAAATTGAAAAACGATACAAACAACAAGTACCTCAATTATCACAACTTGAAATTTTAGCTCAATCAGCACAAATACTTTTAGAACAAGAAAAAGCAATTAAACAAATCTCAGCTACACAAACGAAGCAAGCCGAAGAATTACAAAGTATGCGTGATGTGGTTGCTCTAAGTTCTACAAGCTGGCGCGGTGATTCTTCAATGTTAATTAGCAAGATGGCTAGAAAACTTGGAGGTAACGAGCATATCCAAGATTTACGCAATGAAAGTTATAAATTATTAAATGATCGTATGGGCGTAGATTTGAAATGTCGCTTAACAAATAAGCGTAGACGTATGGCGGATGAAGGTGTTTGTAAGTCAAAGAGGGACAACCTTAATCACTTAGATGTTATTAGCGAGGACAAAAAGCTTATTGAGGGTTATGTAGCTATCGTTAAAGAAATGGCTATCAAATATGGGATAGGGGTTAACTAGCATGGCACAAAACATATCGATCAAAGAAGCCGCTCAAACAATGGGTAAATGCCATCAATTTGTACGTGAAGGACTTAAAAGCGGTAATCTTCCATTTGGTACCGCAATAAAAATAAAAAATAGATACAACTACTACATTTCGCCAAAATTGTTTTATGAATATGTTGGACAACCATCATGATACCCAAAATACAGCCAATCAACCGAATAATCAATATCCACGATACCAAGCAATATCAAAATAAAAAGAGTGAGTTTGAGAAAGTTTTAGAAGCTGAGAAAAGGAAGTGTAATTATGGACAATGTAAAATTGCAAGAAATAATTGAATCTCATGGTAAATGGTTAATTAATAGAGATAATGGTAGTCGTGCTAACCTTCGTGGTGCTGACCTTCGTGGTGCTAACCTTCGTGGTGCTGACCTTTGTGGTGCTAACCTTTGTGATGCTGACCTTTGTGATGCTGACCTTTGTGGTGCTAACCTTTGTGGTGCTAACCTTCGTGGTGCTAACCTTTGTGATGCTGACCTTTGTGGTGCTAACCTTTGTGGTGCTAACCTTCGTGGTGCTAACCTTCGTGGTGCTGACCTTCCAAACAAAATAATCCAAGTAGGCCCAATCGGGAGCCGCAAATCATATACAATCTACAATATTGATAATGATGTTGTACAATGCGGTTGCTGGAATGATTATAAAGGCGGCAGTTTAGAAGATTTTATAAAGCGTATTGATAACGTCTATGAACCAGATACGCAATATGGTAAAGAATACAGGGCGGTAATTGAGTACTTTAAGTTAATGCAGGCTATGCAAAGTGAGACTAAGCCATGAAACAAATTGACCGAATAAAAAGTATGACTACTAGCGAAATGGCTGAGTATTTAGATAACCATGGCAGATATAGAAAATGTGTAGGATGTTGCGCTTATCAGTATTGTCATAAGGTGATTAACGATTCTAAAACCTGCAAACAAACAATCAATGACTACTTGGAAAGCGAGGTAACACCATGACACTAGGCGATAGAATACGTCAAATGAATGATGAAGAATTGATCAACTTTTTAAAATTAGTAGAAGTTAAAACAATTAGATTAAACGAAGCATGCGCTTGTTGCACATATAATTACAATCATGAATATTGTATGATGTTTTGTTTAGAAGGTCGTAAAAAATATCTAGAAAGAGAGGAAGAGGTGCCAACATGCGAATCCAACAACACGCAAACCTAATAAACGCATGCTTAAAAGTAGGACTAGCTATCGTAGTAGTTTTGATAGCATTGTCGCTTACTGGCTTTGCTGATAATCCAAAAGATTACGAGCTAAAAACTGAAACTTACATAGTTCAAGATGGCGATACACTTTGGGGAATAGCTGAAACATATATACATAAAAATTCATACGGTACTCGTGATATTCGCGAATTTAAAACTGGTATACAGCAACTTAATTATGATAGATATCCAGATATCAAAAGTGGCTTAATCCATCCGAATGATGAGCTGAAAATAAAATATTGGGTTAGAAAGGAAGTGCCTAATAATGAATAAACTTGACTTACAAGAGACTACAAATGGTTGGGACTATCAATTATATGTGTTAGGCGGAGAACTGTTTACTAGCGGTCACGTAGACATCAAAGATTTAGAGTTGGCTAAAGATGAAATAGAATCAAGAGTTTACGGCAACTTTGAACTTGGACAAGTTGTATTTTTACAGGAAAGGGATGTTTAGAATGGGACAATGTGGATTAAGGATAATGGCTAATTGGTTTGGCTTTACAAAAGTGAAAAACATCGAAAGTAAATGCACATTAAAAAAACTACGCATTGAAAAAGGATTTGAAACAGTAACGGCATTCGCAAAGGCAACAGGTATCCATCCGGCAACTTACAGCGCAATCGAAAATCACCAATATGAAGCTAATGCAAAATTTAAACAAGCAATTGCTACAAAGTTAGGTATGACTATCGAAGAAGTTTTTCCCGAGCGCAAATCAAAGGTGAACATTACTATCATTCATGAGACACCTAATAATATTGAAACGATGCTACAGAAACAGTATGGCAACAAGTTAATGCCAAGAAAGGTCGTAATGCAATGAAGAAATTAACTTTAGCTAGATATGGTAAAAACAAATTAGTTTTAGCAATCGCAGGCAAACCAACCTACATAATTAAAAGCGAATTTGGCGAACTTGACCAAGAAGATGAAAAGCTTTTGGCAATAATGAGAGATTTGTTTAACGATGAATTAAACAAAATAGAATTACGGAGTTGTCTTTTACATCACTTGCCAAACATAGCTAAAATGCTAGAAATTGTTTGAGGTGATTATGATATGTGGTGCGCTAGATGTGGTAGGGATGATACTGAATTAGTTTGGGTAATGACATCAAGTAGAAAAACAGTATTGCCAATGTGTGCTGATGATCGTTCGTGTTATCCGAAAAAAGAACAAAAAAATACCAGCTTTTGCAGAGCTGGCGTTCAAAGTATTTATAAAAACAAATTACAAGTAGTTTAACAATTAAATTTAAAAAAGTCAAGGAGATTAGTTATGAAGGAACATATAGATTGTAAACAATGGACTTGCCTTTCGGAAGAACAACGGCAAAGACTTATTCCTTGGTTATTAGGAACAGGTAATCTAAAAATATTACATTATTCAAGATATTTTACTATTAAAAGATGTATTGATTTTATACGCCATTATCACCAAATTGATATTTATACAGTTAATGAATTATGGTGTATTCAGCTTTTTGATTTATGTGATTGTGCCAATGATCAAGTCCCATGTGTTTACGAGACTGATAGTACTGAGCTAATAGATTCGCTATATCAGTCTATGTTATGGATTTTAGACTGTTTAATGGATTCGTAAGAATAATAAGGAGTGGTAAACCATGAAAACGCCTTGGACTAAAGAACAACTTCAAATATTGCATAATAATGCAGGAAAAATAAAAACAGATGAACTTGCCAAGATGATAGGTAAAAGTGTCTTGTCTGTACAGTAACGTGCTTGTAGGGATGGGATAAGTTTAAAAACGACAATTAATCTTAAACGTAAGAAAGTTATTAAAAATACTGGTTGTAGCTATGAAAAAGTATTGCCACGTGAGCAATGGAATAAAGCAAAAGCATTTTTAGGGATGATGGACAAGTTAAAAAGCGTGATACCTAGTAATGTTAAACCTGTCTTGGATTTAGAACAATTACAAAAAGCGTTTGCAATAAGGGAACGTGTTATACATGGATGATTTAAATACAGCGCGTGGCATAGTTAATGGGGTTTTGCTGTCAGTTTTGTTTTGGGTAGTAGAATTATTAATTTTAATTTATGTGTGGTGATATAGATGGTTCTTAGTGATGTAGAAAGGGAAAAGTTCATTGAAGATAATTTAAACCTAGTTTACTTTGTTGTACATAAAAGTTTTGAAAAAGTAGAGTATCCTGGTATTGATTTTGATGATCTTGCTAGTGTTGGCTCGATTGGATTAATTAAGGCGATTGATTGTTTTGATGAAAAGTTTGGTGTTAAATTCGCAACCTACGCCGTACCAACAATTCATGGGTATATTGCTAGATGGTTACGTGATACAACTTGCCAAGTTAAATTCCCGAGAGAAGTTAAAGATTTATGGTATCAAGTCAATAAAAACAACATGCAAGATTGTACCGTAGATGAAATAGTTGAAAAACTTGGTGCAACAAAGAAGCGAGCAATGCAAGTGATGGATTTTGGTAAAGCAAAGATTATAGCTTCTCTTGATTTTCAAATAGATGAAAGCGGAACTGATGCATACGAAACGATGGTTGCATATGAACCGGATTTTGATAGCGGTTTATTGATTTATGACATTAGAAAACGATTAAGTTTTAAAGAAAGGCAGGCTTTTGAACTTGCAGTACAAGGAAAAACTCAGAAAGAAATAGCAAATATTTTTAATTGTTCGCAAGCGTATGTAAGCCGAATGTTAATAAAGATCAAAGGTAAAGTTAGAAAATATTTAAATGAAAACTAGGGGGTATTTAAATGGTTGTTGACAATCAAAAACTTTTAGATGCTGCAATCGAACTAGTAACACACAAAGATAGTTTTGAGCTAATAAAGTCAATTGAAAAAATCGCAAAAATAATCGGTATGGATGGCGACTATCACGATAGAGCCAAAAGACCGCAAATTGATTAGACAATAAAAATTAGGAGGATATGTTATGAAAATAAAGACAATCAAAATTAGTAACTTTTTAGGTATTGACGAATTCAATCTAAATCCTAGCAATTTGACAGTATTAGAGGGCGTTAAAGGCTCTGGCAAATCAAGCGTACTAGAAGGTATTGAAACCGCTATAAGCAACACCAAACGCCGTACAGAGGTAATTAAACATGGCGAGGGCGAGTCTACGTTATTCATTGAAACTGATACAGGGTTAGAAATTGATCGCCGTATTCGTGAAGGTAAGTCGGATTACTTAAAACTTCGTCAACAGGGTACTGGCATTAAGTCCACTGAATCTGAACTTCGAAAATTGATATCCGGCGATATTTTTAGACCACTTGATTTTATTAATATGCAAGCTATCAAACAAACTGAAATTATCTTAGGCATGATTAAAATGCAGTACACAGATAAAGAAATCAAAGGATGGTTCGGACAAGATGTTTTAAGCGGAATTAATACGGACAAGCATTTATTACAGGTGCTTAAAGATATTGAAATGGCTAATTACAAACAGCGTGAAGAAACAAACCGCGAAATTAAATTATTAGAAGGTCAAGTTAAGGGAATTGAATCTGAATTACCGCCAAACTATGACGGTGAAGAGTGGAAAGCCCTAAAAGTACAAGATTACTATAATAAAGTTTCCGAAGCTCAAAAAACCAACAATTTTATTGATGAAGCTGAAAGATTGACCGCTGGTATTACTGAAAAAGTTGAATCAATTGAAACGGCAGCCGAAAATAATAAATCTCAAATTAAAATCAAATTCACAGAGCAACGGCAAGACTTGAAAGATATCATCGAATTGTCAAAAGGTAAGATCGTAACAGCTAATAATATTATCAATTCTGCATCCGATAAATTAAATCTTGAATATGCCGAATTAGATAAGCAAATGGCGCAGGAAATAGCTGAAATTAAAACCAAATACGAAGATTTTAAAAAGCACAAAAAACAAGTTAACGATAGCGATGTTGATGCACAAAAAGAAATTATTGATGTTCAAAATCAAAAAATCGCCGCAAAAGATCAGGAAATAACTTCATTGGCTGATCTTGAAAAACAAGAGTTGAAAGCCGAAGATACCAAAACGGAATCCGATATTGAAAAAGAAAAATTAAGAGCTGGCAAAGCTACTGAATATCTTAAATCTCATGAAAAAACTGATACTCAGCCATTACAAACCGAAGCTGATAAGGTGGCAGAAATGCAGAGCTATCTTCGTGAATGGGATAGAATGCTTGATATTCGTGACGGTAAACTGGCTACCAAGAAATCCTATTCCGATAGCTTAACCAACATCATTACGACCGCAAGAAATAAACCTGCTGAACTTTTAAAACAGCATAAATTACCGATTGACGGTATTAGTGTAGATGAAAATTCAATGATTCGGATTAATGGCACTTTATTGGATGGCTTATCTGATGGTGAAAAATTAGAAGCAGCTTTCAAAATTGCGTTACAACGTATTGGGGAACTTCGCATCATCTGTTTAGATGGTATGGAAAAATTAAATGAATCCGAGCAAAATAAGATTGTCAAACTTTGCGAAGATAATGACTTGCAAGCATTTGTGACAATTACAAAAGATACCGAAAATGGAAATTTTGAAGTTAAGGGGTGCTTATGATAATGCCTAATAATTTTCAAATTTTAGCTTATATACAGGCTATGAAAGATGAAATAGATTGCAAAATTGATACTGTGTTTGAAAACAAAAAGATAGTTGATAGAGATAATGTTTTTCGTGGGCTTAAAACATATAAAAAGCAACTTGCTAATCTTGAAAAGTTTATAAAAGGTGGTAATCATAATGGCTAATGAATTAACGACAGTACAAAACTTACAAGGAATGCTTGCAAATGTAAATGTAAAAAAACGTTTTGAAGATATGTTAGGTAGTAAATCAGCAGGGTTTATGTCTAGTATTATGTCGCTAACAACGGCTAATAAACAATTACAGACTTGCGACCCTAAAACAATTCTTTCAGCGGCTGGTATTGCTGCTACATTAGATTTACCGATTAATCCAAACTTAGGTTTTGCTTACGTTATTCCTTATGGCAAAGAAGCTCAATTCCAAATGGGTTATAAGGGATTTATTCAACTGGCAATGCGTTCTGGTCAATATAAATTAATGAATGCTTCTGAGGTATATGAGGGTGAATTGGTTACAAGGAATCGTATTACTGGCGAATTTACATTTGATTTTGAAGCTAAAGTTTCAGATAAAATTATTGGTTATTGCGCCTACATTCAGCTTGTAAATGGATTTGAAAAGTATTTATATATGACGGTCGAAGATGTCGAAAAACATGCAAAAAAATACAGCCAAACGTATAAAAGTGCAAAAGAATACATTCGTGAAAAAAGTAAATGGACAACAGATTTTAATGCTATGGCACTGAAAACCGTAATTAAATTATTAATCAGTAAATACGGTATTTTGTCTATTGATATGCAGACTGCAATACAAGCCGATCAAGCTGTAATCCACGAAAATGAAAACGGTGATGTTGATTTTGATTATACCGATAACCATACTATTGATGCTGAATTTGAAACGGCAAATGGCAGAGGAGTACCAGATTTAAAACTAAGCAATGAACAATCACCTTTTGACGTAAAGGATGGTGAAAAATAAATGGAATTGACAAGAGAAAATTACTTTTCACCAGAAGCAGAAGCACTTTATCTAGGGTCATCATCATTCAAAGCGTGGGATAGATGCCACGATGGAGGTTGCGAAGCGCGAGAGGTTGCTAAAAGAAAAGGGGAATGGGTTGATAAACCTAACCCCGCCTTTCTTCTTGGACAATATGTACATAGCTGGAATTCTAATGATTTACCAGAGTTTATAGCTGAACATCCAGAATTATTTAAAAAGGGCGGTTATGAATTACTTGCTAAGTACGCTTTAGGCGATACCATGATAGAAATTTTTAAAAACGACCCTGCAATGATGAAAATGCGCGAAGGTGTCAAAGAATCTATTTTCACAGGAGAAATTAACGGAGTTCCTTTTAAAATTCAAGTTGATATTTTAAATATATTAGAAGGTTACTTCGCTGACATTAAAACCACTAAAGGCATTTATGATAAGTACTGGAATAATGAAAACCGTGAATATGAGTCGTTTATCCAACATTATGATTATCCGCTCCAATTCTCAATTTACGCTGAGATTTTACGGCAAAATTACAATCAAATTTTAGAAGATGCATTGAATATTTATACAGAAAAACAGTTAGATAAATTCATTAAATTAATTGAAAATAATCGTTATCTTGATTGCTATATTTTAGCTGTTGATAAGCAAGAAACGCCAGATCATGAAGTAATATTTATGGATTTGGACGGATTTATTAAAGAAAAACTACAAGAAATTGAATTAAAATTACCAAACATTATGGCGGTAAGAAACGGAGAAGTTGAGCCGGAGCGTTGTGGTAAATGCGAATTTTGTAGATCAACTAAAAAGATTACTAAGCCTATTCACTGGCTTGACTTGGGGAGTGATTTAAGATGAAGAAACGATTTTTAGAACTTCTGATATCGGTTGATCGTCGCGGTATTTCAAGACTACCAGAATACATAATAGGCGAAACTGATTTTTTAACCGCACCAGCAAGCAGTAATTATCACGGTAATCATGAAGGTGGTTTAGTTGAACATAGTTTAGCGGTTTATGAAAATTTACTTAATGTCTGCAATACTTTTAAGTTTGATATTGACAAAGAATCACTTGTTATTTGCGGATTACTTCACGACCTTTGCAAAGCTAACTTTTATAAGGTTGATTGCCGAAATAAGAAAAATGAAGCTGGCGTATGGGAAAAAGTTCCGTACTATGCAATCGACGACCAACTACCATTTGGTCACGGTGAAAAATCCGTAATAATTATTCAAAAGTTTATTCAATTATCAGATGAAGAAATAGCCGCTATCCGTTGGCATATGGGCGGTTTTGATGATGCTGGCAGGAGTTATGGTGGAGGACAATCATTAAGCGCAGCAATGGGCAAATGGAAACTTGTCTTAGCGTTGCAAATGGCAGATATGGCAGCTTGCTATTTTGACAATAAGTAATTTAATAGGCTAGTTAACTCTAGCCTTCCCACAAAAATAAAATTTATACAGAGTGAAAGGAGTAAGAGGTTTGGTCGACCGATAAACAGCTGTTTACTCTGAGTAACAAAAATGAAAATATTAGTAGCTTGCGAAGAAAGCCAAGCGGTAACAATAGAACTTAGAAAACTAGGTCACGATGCATATAGTTGTGATATTGAACCGTGTAGCGGTGGACATCCAGAATGGCACATAAGAAAAGATGTGTTAAAAATAATTAACGGTAAAACAGAATTTTTTACAGATGATTATATTATGCATGCAATATTTACTCAGTGGGATATGATTATTGCTTTTCCGCCTTGCACTTACTTAAGCAACGCAGGTGCATGCCGGCTATATCCAAGAAAAGGCGAATTGAATTTAGAAAGATACGAAAAAGGATTAGCCGCTAGAAAGTTCTTTATGTCGATTCTTTTTGCAAATTGTGAACGAATTGCGGTAGAAAATCCTGTATCATCCAAGATTTACGAAATGCCTACACACACACAGGAAATTCAACCTTGGCAATTTGGACATCCCTATACAAAAAAGACAAGGTTATGGTTGCGAGGCCTTCCATTATTAGTACCAACTGAAATTATGCAAGAACGACAACCATTTATTCCGGCAGGTACTGGACGAAAAGACAAAAGTAAATACGGAGCAAAGGGTTGCGCTCACGAATCTAAACCAAGAAGTAAAACGTTTTCTGGCATAGCAAAAGCTATCGCCAACCAATGGGCAGGTGAATGCAATGACTAAAACAGTTGTAAAATACAACAACTCACTCAAAAAGATGGACAATTTTACAGCGTATACAATCGCACGAAACGCATTGATCGAAAGCGGCAATCAGAAACAGCTAGAAAAAATGATTGAGCACATGAAAACATCGAAGAGTCAAGCGGAAACGTTGAAGATAATACAGATGTATGTAACTTTTGAAAGGGAATAAGGAATGTGGTAGTGAAAGCGAGGTGATAATTTGGCTAAAGATGCATATTATTTCAGCCATGATAGCAATGCAAAAGATGATCCAAAATGCGTATTAATGATCGAACAATTGGGGCTTGAAGGATACGGGATATTTTGGGTTTTGATTGAGACGTTAAGAGATCAGCCTAATTACAAGTATCCATTGATACTAATTTCAGCACTTGCTAGAAGATATAACACAACTGCTGAAAAAATGAAAACAGTAATAAATTCATATGGATTATTTGAAATTGATGAGAATGATTTTTTTAGCATGTCACTAATGGAGCGTATGGAAAAGTACGACGAACGTAGAGAAAATGCAAGGATTGCTGGTAAAAAATCAGCGGAAAAACGATTACTTAACAGTGGTTCAACCAACGCTCAACCAACGTTCAACGACGGTTCAACTAAGAAAGTAAAAGAAAGTAAAGTAAATAAGAGTAAATTAAAAGAAAATATATTAAATAATTATACTGATAATGAAACTTTGCTTTTGGCTATAAATGAATTTATTCAAATGAGAAAGTCAATGAAAAAAATAATGACTGATAGGGCTATAGAGTTAATGCTTAGTAAATTAGATAAATTAGCAAACGATGATGATACAAAGATTGCAATATTGAATCAAAGCATTATGAATAGCTATCAAGGAGTATTTGAACTAAAAAATGGTGGTGATAAATTTGGAACATATAACAAACCCTTTAGAATCACTCAAACAGAAGTTACAGCAAAACAAAGGAATCCCCGTATTAGATCGAGTAGTGGCGAATAAATCACAATGTCCTTTTGCTTATCAAGTTTGCCTTGATTGTTCAGATATGGTTTTAACACAAGACAACAAGCGTTATAGATACCTAACAGAGCAATGCAGACAGCAACAAATTAAATCAATAATGCTTTTGAAAAGCGGATTGTTCGGTAAAGATTTTGAAGAAACATTTCAAAACGCAAAAATTGATAAATACAACAAACATATGTACCAGTATTTACAAGATCAATGGAATAGAGTTGATTGGCAGTACATATTTTCCGAAAATAACGGTACAGGCAAAAGCTATACAGCAAATGCAATAGCCAATATGTTTATAGATTACGGCATACAGCCATTGGTTGAACGCGAAATTGATATGGCTAATGCACTAAAAAATACATTCAGCGATAAAACGGGTGAATCAGAATATGCATTGATGGGTAAATGGAAATGTATACCTGTGTTGATAATTCAAGATTTAGGCAAAAACGCTAATAATTCAGAATGGTTTCCACAGCAACTATATGACATTATAGATGCTCGATTAATCAAAAAATATGTAACTGTTTTTACTAGCAATATTGAGTTAAACAGAGAGACTTTTAATAAAAAATTTGGATATGAACATGGCGGGGCGATATTTTCACGATTGAACGGACAATGTGAAGTTTGGGAAATGAAAGGTGTAGATCGGAGGAAAATAAATGATAGATAGCAACCTAAAAACAATAGCAGACACATTCGGTTCTAAACAGGTCATGAAACTAGTCGAAGAAATGGCAGAGCTAACACAAGCGATTGCAAGAGTACACAATAATGATAACGAAGAAAACTCGTTGCACATAATCGAAGAAATGGCTGACGTAGAAATAGTACTAGAACAATTAAAATATTTGCTTAGAAGTCAAGATGATTTTGAAATAATCAAGCAACAAAAAATACAACGAACGTTAGAACGAATAGAAAGCGGATACTACAAGGAATGAGGTAGTTGAATGCATGTAGGATTAATTGACATTGATAGCCACAACTTTCCAAATCTATGCCTTATGAAACTATCAGCATATTTTAAAAGCCAAGGACATACGACAAGCATTTTAAGTCCAGACGATGTTTTGAAAGGTCAAGATTTGTTTAATAAGCCAGATAAGCTATACGGTGCTGTGGTGTTTGAAGAAAATAAAGATGTTGCTACACAACTTGCTAGGATGGGCGTAATTGTAGGCGGTACAGGAATATTGAAAGAAACAAAATTAGCACCAGAAGTAGAAAGTATGTATCCAGATTATGAGTTGTACGGAATCAAAGATACAGCATATGGATTTTTAACTAGAGGGTGTCCGCGGGGTTGTAAATTTTGCATCGTGGGAAAAAAGGAAGGTTTAAAATCAATAAAAGTTGCTGACTTATTACAATTTTGGAACGGACAAAAATACATAAAACTACTTGACCCTAATTTGTTGGCTTGTAACGAATGGGAAAACATACTACAACAACTTATTGATAGCAAAGCATGGATTGACTTTACACAAGGATTAGATATAAGGCTAATGACAAAAGAAAAAGCCGATATGATAAATCAGTTAAAAATAAAAATGATACATTTCGCATGGGATAATTACGAATTTGATACTTTTAAAAAGTTAACTGATTTTAGAAAACAATTTAAATTTGATGATCGAAAACTAAGAGTCTATGTATTAACCAATTTTAATACAACTCATGAGCAGGATTTAGAAAGAGTATATAAATTAAAAGATGCTGGCTACGACCCATTTGTAATGATTTTTAATAAATTACACGCACCCAAAATAACAAAGCGGTTGGCACGATGGGTAGATAATAAATTCATATTTAGGAGTTGCGAACAATTTAGCGACTATAAATAATGCCTATAAAATAAAACATACACCACCTAGTTTCCCCAACATTAAACAAAATATACATGACCAGCATACTTGTATAGGCAAGTATAAAATTATGAGCTTAAAACTAAAATGAGGTGAAAATATGGAAACAAATTACGAACACTTTTTCAGTAAAGATATGGTGCTGGACAAGGCAATGATCGTACAAGGGCACGTGATACATTTGCAGAGTCGTTAAAAGATAAAGGGTATGACATACTGCATTTTGACCAAATGGAATGAATAGGAGCTGATTAAATGACTAATCAAGCTGAAATACAAACAGCGATTAATTACATGAAAATACAAGTTGAAAATAATAAGAATAAGTTAATTGATAACAGTATTAAAAATGCTTATAAAACCGCAATCGAAGCATTAGAAAAGCAAGTGCCGATAAAACCACGCGAACATCACAATTTTAATGATATTTGTAATGATACTGATTATGCAGATGAATGTTGGTTATGCAAATGTAATAACTTTGTTGATGAATCAGACAATTATTGCCCTAATTGCGGTCAAAAGTTGGATTGGAGCTGATTAAATGAAATACAGTGATGAAAAGGTAGAGAAAATAATTAAATCAATATTAATATCATATTGCCCTAGGGAAATAGAATGTTTACAAGACACACTTGATAACGATGATAATAAATGCATTGAATGTTGGCAACAAGCATTGGTAGGTGATGATAAATGAGCGAAATTAGCAAATGCGATTATTGTGGAGATAAAAACATAAAAACAAGACCAACCCCATACATGGCAGATATACCAGCTAAAATGTGTAAAACATGTTGGGATATGGCTAAAGAACAAGGTTTAAAAACAGAAGAAGTATGGATAGGTGAATTCGAAAATGAGTGAAATAGTAACAGCAATAACATACGCATTAGCAATACTCACAACAGTAATATTACTAGCGTACATATATTGCAAGTTTGGCGAGTATCAAGAGCGTAAAAAGTATAAAAAGTTTGGCAGTGAAACGAAAGATAGAATTATGAGAACGATTGTTAAGAGGTGAAAGAAATGAACGTTGAAATAGAACTATATGAATTTTTACGAGAAAGAGAGTGCCATTTATATAAAGAAAAAGGTGAAATACATTCATGGGTAGTAGCTGATTTTGATGATTTAGAAGACTTCGCTAAAATTGTTGACACTAATGATGGCGATGGTGGATTAGACGTAAAAATGTTTAATAATTATATTGCTATTGAATTAAATGATACTTTTGAATCGTTAGATCAGACAATACATGATTATAGAAATTGTTTCCCAGAAGATGAATATGAAGATTATTTTTCAGAAGGTGATAACAAATGATTAGGGATCACAGCTTAGGTAATATGATTTTTAATCTTAAAGAACGAAAAAATTTGCATAAAATAGAATGTACTAAAAGCGCAGTAATGGAAATTTTATCGTATTTGGAAGAATTGCAAAATTGCAGAGATTTGCAAAAGTTTGCAGATTACCTAATTGAAAATGCAAGTGAAGCATTCGAACATCAAGATAGAACGTTATTGATTGAAGCTTTAAGGCGGTGGAATAAATGATTAATCAACCAAAACTAACTATCAAAGATGAACTTAAAATAATTAAAGAGAAATGCCCGATCATATGGGAAAAGCATTTTGCTTGCGAATGCCCTAGCGATATTGATGATAGTTTAGTTAATTCTTATGAAATAAACGATTATGATGATACTTATTGTGATATTGGTTCGAAAGATGGATATTGTGAAAAATGTTGGGATAAAGCGTTAGGTGATGATAATAAATGATTAACCAATCAGCAATAGAAGCACAAGCAGAAAAATTAAAGTTAGAAACAAACATGGAAATAATCGCAGTATACACAGAGTTTGGCAGTGTTCAATATTTTCCGGCAAGCACGAAGTTAGCGGAAGGATTTGAATTGCTGTATGAGACGAAAGAAAGCGAGGAAAAAACAATTGCCAATAGTTAATATAGTCGGAAATAAATACCATAGGTTAACAGTTATTAGTTTTTCTCATTCTAAAAACGGTACATTTTGGAACGTAAAATGTGATTGTGGAAAAGAGTTAAAAGTAAATGGTGCTATGTTGAAAAACGGTCACACAAAATCATGTGGATGTTTAAATAAAGAATTGATCAGTAAGAGGACAAGCAAACATAAATTGTGTAATACGCCAACATATACAACATGGGATAGTATGATTCAAAGATGTTCTAATGAACACAACCAAAATTATCATCGTTACGGTGAAAGAGGTATAAAAGTTTGCGATAAATGGTTGACATTTGAAGGTTTTATCGAAGAAATGGGATTAAGACCACCAAGTTTTACGTTAGATAGAATTGATAACGATAAAGGGTATTACAAAGAAAATTGCAGATGGGTAAACCCAAAAAGACAAGCTAACAACACTTCTGCAAATGTAAATATTACATATAACGGTGAAACTCATACCGTATCTGAATGGGCAGAAAAATTAAATATTAGCAGAAGTACATTAAATAATAGGTTATTTAGAAGTAAATGGACTATAGAAAAATCATTAACAAGGAGCGTAAACAAATGAATAAATTTATAGGTGTTGGAAGATTAGCAAAGGATCCTGAAATTCATTATTCTCAAACCGGTACAGCGGTAGCAAATTTTAATGTAGCAATATCGAGCGGATATGGAGAGCATAAACAAACTGACTTTATTCCAGTGGTAGCATTTCAAAAACTAGCTGAAATTTGCGGTAACAACTTAACCAAAGGCAGCCAAATCTTAGTCGAAGGACGCATCCAAGTTCGCAATTACGAAACACAAGACGGTCAAAAACGTTATGTGACTGAGGTGATTGCACAGAATATTGAGTTTATGGGTAGCAAACAGTCGAAGCCAAGCGAAGGACAAGCAGATAATAGCAGTACTGGTGCGAATTCGTTTGGTAGTGAAGTAGATATAGACCAAGAAATACCATTTTAGGAGTGATTAAAAATGATTAAAACAGAAGAAGAATACTGGAATGAACGGTACAATCAAGAAGAGTTTCAAATGAAAATTTATTATGAAGATATTGGTATTCAAGCAACACGACCATGCACAATTTATAAGCCAAGCCTAACAATTGACGGCAATATGTGGTGTGCGTTGTATGGCGATAATTTGCAAGAAGGTGTCACAGGATTTGGCAAATCACCGAGTAAAGCATACGAAGACTTTGATAAGAATTGGGAAGAAGAATTGAAATAAATAAAAACGCAGGGAGTAATTTCCCTGCAAAGGTGGGATAAAATTTGATTAATTCAAAAGCAAAAGGAAGTAAAGGCGAACGTGAATTAGCTAGTAAACTTAGAAAATATGGTTTTACCGATGCCAAAAGATCGCAACAGTATTGCGGATTAGGTGAAAGTGCTGCCGATATTGTAGATGCACTACCAAATATACATATCGAGTGCAAAAGAGTCGAACGACTTAACATCTCGGATGCAATCGCACAAGCAAAACGTGATGCCAAAAACGGTAATATGCCTACTGTATTTCATCGTAGGAATAATGAAAAGTGGCTTGTAACAATGAGCTTAAGCGACTGGATAGAGTTGTATCGTGAGTATCATAGCGGATTGTTACTGAGTAATAAGACAACGCAAAAAGCGGTTGAATTTTAAACAATAAGGTGGTGTAAATAATGGGAGAACATTATAACGGGATAATTCCAGAAGGTAGCATTATAAAAATAATCATAAATGACGATAAGTTTGCAACGGAAGAAGTAAAAACAACTAATGATATGAAAATAGAGAAAAATAGTCTAATGCTATTTGGCGGTAAATATGGAGTTAATAGCCCTATATGTATTGATTATGTAGAGAAAGTTACGCCAAAAAAAATTATACTTAATACTACTTGGCAAGATTGTTTAGTTGCCAAAAATGGAGTCTTATTTAGTAATTATTCAGATGCGGCAGATTAAATAATATAAGGCGGTGTAAACAATGAAAACTTTTGGAGAAGTAATAAACGGAATGATTAAAAACGAAAATGTTAAATTAATACCTGTTTGTGATAACTTAATTAAAGTTAATCGCGGCAATGGCAATAAAAAACCATCTACAATTACGGTTAGAGTTCCAGACAATATGATTGATATGTTTTTTGATAACGATAAAACAACAGCTTTCATGGTTTGCTTAGATAGAGAATCGACAAATAAGATCGCTAGGGGATGAATAAAAATGGACAACAAACTGCTAGAACAATTTAAAAAAGGTGAAGTAATATTATATACGCCAACGTTCGAAGATTTTAAGACATTAATGGAATGGTGTGAAAAAGAAAATATTATTTGGTGTACTGGGACAAAACCGACTGAACAAATGCAAGTTATATTTGGAGAATTTAATAGCGAAAATAAAGGGCTTAAAATAAAAGAGCTAAAAGTTTTAAGTTATATTAAATTCAATAGTGATGACTTAACAATATATCCATTAACAACAAGCGACCTACAACCAGACCAACCAACATTCACAAAATCTGATTTAAAAATCGGAATGATTGTTGAGCTGCGGAATGAAACAAAATGCCTTGTTAAGCAAGGTTGTTATGCGACAATAGAACCGGGTAATAATTATATGCCACAATATTATTGTGACGATTTAACTAGGATAGACAACAAAAGAGAATTAGCTTTAGACGTCGTAAAAGTCTACACAACAAGTAGCTTAATCGAAGTGCTGAACGGCAATTATGATTCACTAGAGTTGGTGTGGGAGCGTGAACAAGAGGTTGACTGGTCTGCGGTTGCTGTCGATACGAAAGTTACTATAACTACTGAATCCGGTAAAACATTTAATAGATATTTTGCCAAATACGAAGATGGGAAAGTATTTGTTTTTGATGCTGGCAGAACATCATTTACTAATGAAAATTATGCATTAGCTTGGTGGAACAAAGTAGCATTATACAAAGAGGACAAATCTAGCATATGAAAAATAAACTAATATTATGCAAGGCTTGCGGTAACTGCAAACATCAAAATATATGTGCGGAAGAAAAGACAAATAGCGGTCAAACTTATAATAAGTTTGAATATTGTGATAAATTTGCGGCTAAACGTGGTGAAATTGGTAAATTTGATTATTGATTGGGGTGAGTAGATGGACAGAATAGAAATTTTAGAATTATCAGCAAGAACATACAATCATTTAAAAAGAAATGGAATTAATTTTATTGAACAAATAGACTGCATGACAGATGAAGATATTTTAAAAATAAAAAGAGTTGGCAAAAATGCATTGATTGAAATAAGAGAATCATTAAAAGAATACAAAACAATGTAAAGGAATTTAAATTAATTGGGGTGATTGAATGGCAATAAAAAAAGAGATCAAAGCATATGTTGAATGTGAATTGCGTGATTATTTGCAGACAATCCGTGAACTAGGCGAAGAGCGAGAACAAATTATACATAACTCACCTTCATTTGATGATAGTGGTATTCGCAGTACAGGCATTAGCAGGACATGCGAAAATAAAGCCATACAACTTATTACAAGCAAACGATTAATACAAATAGGCAGGACGATAGAGGGTATACAGATGGTATTAGATTCATTACAAGAGGATAAATACAAACTTGTGCAATTAAAGTATTGGACTAATCCCCAAACTAGGACGGATGAAGGGATAGCTAGAGAGTTAAATATTGGCAAGACTACATATTATAAGTGGGTCGACGGCATAGTTTTAGCTGTTGCTATCGAATTAGGTCTAGTAAATGGAGTAAGTGCGGAAAAAGTGCGGAGTTTTAGGGGTGCTTAAAGTGATATAATGGGAGTGTGAAGAGTTGTAGAAATACACTTTTAATACATTTGGACATGCCAAGATCAAGTCGAAACTTATCAAAATCGGATTGGGCATGACAACGTTTTGCGAGTGTGGGGCAAACGTAATACAATACATTTATATTATAAGACTTAAGGGGTAAGAGACAACCGAAGGTAACGAGCGCGTGGCTCACGATTACCGCCGAAATGATATGGTTGTCTGCCGTGTACCATGGAGACGGGAGCGCAATACCAATAAGTCGCAATTAAAAATCCGTTGAAAGGGAAGGGAAACGGCGCAAAGAGAGACTTAGCAATAAGGTGACTCAATTGAGGGGCTGGCTTGCGGGTGGCTCAATTATAGACAGACCGAAATGTCTTACTGTAGTAATACTACGATGTGTGAAACTAAAGCGAAAGCGAGTCTTAAGGGGCGAAACGTAGCTAGATTGATCGCTAGTGAGGGCGTGGCGGTAGTCACAAATACGTGGAAGCGTGGATGGGGCAATCACGGATTTAGAAAAACTTCAATGATAACCAGAGTTTTGTAAGGGGATATGATTTATATCGCTTAATTTTTAAATGGCTATCAATGGGGTGTGGCGTGAATAGGTAGACGCTAAATAATGGTCAAGGGATGGCTAACGCTTAAGCCTATGTTGGAAGACAAGTCGGGTAAATAGCCGGAAGATAGGGTTAGCTAATAAATTGCGTGAAAATCATAAAACCATTTATCCTCGTAAAGAGTGCCGACTAACACGCAAATAATCCCATGTGAGGTGCAAATCCTCACCGCCCCAATAAAACAAAATGCAAGTGGCTGCACTGTGGGAAGTGCCAGGAACAAATTCCGAATTTAAACTATTCGGTGGAAACAGGAAAAATGGTTCGATTCCAACCGCTTGCTTTAAATAATTAATGAAGGTGATTAAATGGAATGGTCAGATGTTGAAAGTAATTTACTATCAAAAGATGAATTAAAGGATATTGACCAAATAGCCAATTTAATATCTACGCTTATACAAAGAAGATTAGACCTTAATTTAACGCAACAAGCATTGGCGGATAAAACAGGTTTAAAACAATCAGACATAGCTAGGTTTGAAAGGCTAGGAGCTATACCTCGTATTGATAAATTTACAAGAATAGCAAAAACGTTAGGATATAATGTTAAATTAGAACCTATAGAAAATTAGATTATAAAACAAAAACATGTATGTTTAGATACATATAAATATAAATAAATTAAAGGATGTACTTAACATGAATACAGAAGAATACAAACAAAAAGCAGAAGAACTGCAAAAAGCGTCTTTGCCGTTATTGGAGTTTTTAAATAAGCATTATGATCCGCATTGTAGCGAGATCGTAACAGAGGGTAGAGTTGAAATTGTTAGCGGTGAAATGTCGGTTAGTTTGCCGGTTCGTGATTAAATAAGGAAGGTGATTAAAATAGATAAATTGTTAATGTTGATAGGTAGTCTTATTGGCGATTTTTTAAAGGGATTTTGCATTGCTGCCGGTATCATTATGGCGATTAAAATTTTAATCTAATAATAAATATATAAACAAAAAAGCACTCTATTATAGGGTGCTTTTTAACGTTAAGAAAGGAGACAAGTAATGCAACACAGACAATGCAACGAATGCTTTCATTATGACAGCAAAAACGATAGATGTAAAAGCCAGTCGCCATGCTTAAGATGCTCAGGATTTGACCCAATTAATGTATGCTATAGCGAGTTTAACAAGCATGGGAAAAAAGAGATTATAGGGAAGGTATAAAATTATGGATATTGAGCGATGGAAAGAAGCTACAGTCGAAGACATAGTAAGTGATTTAAAAGAATTTATAAATAACATACAGAATTATGTTCCACCGAAAGACGAATCAATAGGTTATTCTGTTGAAGATTATAAATTACTAAAAATGATGGAAGAAAAAGAAACACAAGAAGCAGAATTTAAAAGTAACTGTAAGAAAATAAGTAAAAATAACGCTTATAGAAAACACGTTTTAAGAATGATAGGAATGAGTAGTTATGGATACAAAAACATGTAAAATAAATACCTTAAAGTTTGTAGATACAATAGAATTTCATAAAAAGCTAACTAAAATATTAAAGTATTGTTGTGAAAATAATATTAAATATTGTATGGATATTATTTGTAACGGGAGATTTAATCAATATTATTTGTGGGTTACAGATGATGAAGAAAAAGAAATTAATAAAATTATTGCAAAATAATAACTAATCAAGTCACCTTAACTGGTGGCTTTTTTATTTAAAAGAAGGTGAATATATGCGTATAGGAACTAAAAGGTTTGCACTTAATATAGATTTACGCAAACATCCTGTTAAATGGCATGATGGCAAATATACGGTAATGATATGGATAGATAGGTCAAACTGTATGCAATGGTGGGCGTTTATACCGAGTGGCAAGCCACATATGGGGTGGGTGAGGTTTATTCGGAGAGAGTGGAGAAATTTGAGGTTGTTGTTTAGATAAAGGAGATAAAAATATGCAATTAATGACGGAATGATATTTGTTTCTCTAATAATATGTATCTTATTGATTCCAATGTTTTATGGATTTGCGTTAAAAAGATTATTATATCCTGATATTAGTTTTATAGATTATTTAAATTTTTGGAGATGATATTGTGAATGATTTTTATTGTGGGATGATAGCTACATTACTTGCTGTATTTGCAGGAATGATAACTGGAGCATGGGTGGCAGGATTACTAATAGTAAAAGAAATAAAGAAATTAGAACAAAAATACTTTAATAGTAAAATAAATTGAGGTGGGAATATGTTTGCAATAGATATTATACCAATAAGTGATTTTATGTTTGCTACATGGATGATTGATAGAATAAATTTAACCTTTGGACAGTTTGCTATTAAGTATTTGTATTTTAATTTAGAGATTGTATTACCAATAGGATTAGGTGTCATTGGAATTTATCTGTATTTTGCAATGTATAGACAAAAACGAATTAAAAATAAAAATATGATCGAAATTAAATCATTAAGATAAATAATAAATTTTAGCTGATATTTTTTAATATCAGTATTTTTTATGCCTAAAATTATAAGTGGAGCGTGATTTTGTATGATAATTGATATTGATAAACAAAATAAAACGGCTATGAAATGGATACTTAATTATTGTGAGTTAAAAAGAGCATATATTGACCGATCAGCAAACTTTAGCACGTTAGGGGCAACACAATATGACGCTATGCCGCATGGAACTAGTGTAGGAAATCCTTGTGCGAATAAGACAATGACATTGCTTGACCTTGAATATCACAAAAAATGGATCATGGTTATTGAAAAGATGGAGCAGACTTTATCCGAGAAAAGCAGAAAATATCTTGAATTACGCCGTGATGCTGTGAACCAGTTTTCAAATATAAATAATACAGGCAGACCGGGTTGGGTTAATTATGTACAACCACGATACGCTGAATGGATGAATTATAGATATGGCATAGAGATTGATCCACCTACAAAAAATACGATGCTGAAATGGATGGATAAAATATTAGACGTTACTATTAGAATTGCATTTAATGATAAAGTTTTAGAAATTTAGTTTAGCCAATGGCTAAAGTCAATAAAAGTGGTGGTATAATTACATTATCGAGAGTATGCGAAACGGGACTTATATTTTTATAAGCATAATATTAAGCACTTACATCTTAACTGGTGTAGGTGTTTTTTAATTTGCGAAAGAGGTTAGGCATGCTACAAAAATTAAAACGAATAAAAGACCAAAAATGTATAGATAAGATAAGAAAAATAGGATACTGTGAAATATGTGGTAGTAACTATGCATTAGAAGTTCATCACATTAAATCAAAAGGATCAGGCGGTAACGATACAGAAGATAACTTGATTTGTTTATGCTATGTACATCATAGAGAAACCCATGACGGGAATATAAGCAGAGATAAATTAAGAGAAATTGTGAGGAATAGAAATGGATAAATTCGAAATACCAGAAAACCCTACACAATTACAATTAAATCAATCATTGTCAACATGCGCTAATAATATTTCAAGGATAATAGATTTAGTAGCTAAATATAAAGCTAATGCATCAATAGCACAGACGAAATATAAAAGATCGTTAGCAAGAGCTAAAATAAAGAATGCAAGCGCAAAGACAGCAACAATGCAAAATGCTTTAGCCGAGGTAGAGGAAGACGTAATAGCAGCACAAGACGAGCTAGAGCAAGCAAATGCGATATTCTTAATAGCGGAAGCAGAATTGGAAGGATGGCAAGCACAGTTTGTAGCAGTAAGAAAAATGTGTTCGCTAAAAGAAACAGAAGTTAAGAACGGATTAGATAGATATACAGGTGGATAATGGACATAGATAATATAATTGGATTTATAATAGTACTAGTATTTACAACGATAACGATTAGTTTTAATACAAAGTAACATAGGAGTAAAGTAGGTGAGGTGGTGTGGTAAGAGATGAGTTTTGTGACAAATGCGAATTAATCGAAGATTGCAATCAATTAAAAATAGAATGCAATGCTATGAACGCTTTATGTAAAATAGGAATAACAGAAGACAGGCAACGCAAAAGAGAATTAATTATTGAATATGCTAAACAGCTAGACATTATAGAATGTGAACCGTCTAAAGAACTACAAGAACTAGGGGAAAAAGTTATTTCACATGTTCAGGAATTAAACTTTATAGATGAATTTGAAATAAGAGTTGGATATGTCATTAGCTATGAAGCCAAAAAGAAAGATGGTAGAACGGTAGCGGCAGATTGTAGAAAAGTAACAAGTTCTTATCTAGCATATTTACCATTTGATTTTATAGTAACTTTTTATGAGCCTAATATGTCTTACATGACTGATAACCAAAAGAAGATTTTAATGATGCATGAATTAAAACATATAGAAATTGGTTATAGGGGATTAAAGATAAAGCCACATGATGTAGAAGACTTCGAGATAATATTAAAAGAATATGGTATAAATTGGAACGGAATAGATAGTGATGTACCGGATATATTCGAGTTAAAGAGTGAGTAGGTGGTGTTATGGAAAAGAAAAAGAAAACCACTAAAAGGAAAATAAAAAAGAATACACAAACCGTCAGAGAATGGATACCTAACGCACAATTAATGGCAATGGCAGAAATGCTTGCCGATCCTGCTGATAGAAGAACCAAAGGCGAAAAGATTAAAGATGCAGGACTGACGGAGAGAAATTTTTATCGTTGGATGAAAGATGAACGCTATATAAATTATATAAACAACATAGTTGATAAATATACCAATTCAGATTTGCCTGATGTATGGAAAGCATTAATGCGCAAATGCAAGATGGGCGACACTACGGCAATTAAGTTACTATTTGATATGAAGGGTATGTTCCCTGAATTCCAAAATAAGAAATGGTATCAAGAACAATGCTTAGATATTGAACGTAAAAAACTTGCTATCACAGAAGCTAAAAACGGTAATGGAGTTAACGTAATAGAAGAATCAAACAACAGAATTATTACATTAGCTGATCGAATAAATAATCCTTCCGAAGATAGACCAATAGACAGTTTTGAAAGTGAGGATGATATAGATGAAGATAGTCGAGTTTACTAATGCAGATAATAATAGATCGTTGTATTTAAACGCAGAAAAAATAATTAGTTTTGTAGAAAATGATGGAAATGGAACAACGATACTTACTGTAGATAAAATAGAATATAGAGTCGAACAAACCACACAAGAAGTATTATTTATATTGGGATAATGGATAAAAATACATAAATAATGAATAATATACATAAATATGCTTAAATAAGCGTGTTTTAATATAAATATGTGAATAAATATTTATAAGGTGATAATATATGAGTATAGAAACTGCGAATAATATAATATTTTATAGCAATTTAATTACAATTTGTTGCAGTACGGCAACCGTTTTCTTTCTAATTAAAATTATTAACAACATGCATAAATAACGTATAACACCTCTAAATATACAATTTGTATTTAAAATATAATACAAAAACTACAGTAGTCCTCTAAAACCTTATAAACTCTACATAAATGAGTTCCGATAAGTATAAATTATCAAACCTAATAATAGTTATCAATTACTTGGAGAAAATTTAATGAAAGATAAAAGAAAAAGAATAAAACAATCGTATTATGATGAATTGAGACTTAATAATAAAAAGCATTGCCCTATTTGTGATCAGATTAAAAGCTTAAATGAATTTAGAGATGGCTTTTGTATAGAATGCAGCAGGGAGTATAAGCGCAAAGAATATGCTGCTAATAAAGAAAAATATCACGATAGATACATGACCCGATATAGTAAAAAAGAGTATTTTGTTTATGAATTTTTTAATAAATATAACCAAATCATATACATAGGTAAAACTAAGGCGTTAAAAGCTAGAATGATATCTCACTTTAGAACAGATGGACATTTGCCGAGCGAGTGCTACGACAATGTAACATCTGTTTTTTATTGCCCGTTACCAACTCAAATAGATATGGATATATATGAGATATATTTAATAGATAAAATTAGACCACGGTTTAATACGATGTATATCCATGAGAAAAACGAAATATCAAACATTACATTGCCTGATTTACAATGGCAAGAATACAAGAAGTTATTCTTATAGTTATCCTGAACATATCGTTTGATAGATAAGATGAAGTTTTAAAGGCAGTGATACCTTGACACAATACGCAGCATTTTGTAAGAAACAAGCTAACTACATAAAGCGATGTTTAAACCCCATAAACTGGTTAAATGTTGCTGAGGGCGGTAAGCGTGCTTCAAAAAACGTAATCAATATTGTTGCATGGTGTGCAATACTAGAAAACCATCCTGATAAACTTCACCTAGCAGCTGGCGTATCGGTAGCAACTGCCAAACTTAATATTATAGATAGTAATGGGTTTGGAGTACTTAACTACTTTAAAGGTCGTTGTAGGCAAGGTAAGTATCAAGATAAAGATGCGTTGATCATTCAAACTGCCACAGGCGAAAAAGTAGTTCTTATTTCTGGTGGCGGTAAAAACGGTGATGAGAAACTTATCAAAGGGTTAACATTGGGTAGCGTTTATATCTCAGAAGCAAACGAATGCGCTCAATCGTTTATTAAAGAAATATTTGACCGTACCATATCAAGTTCGCTACGCAAGATATTATTTGACCTAAATCCTAAAGCTGAATTACATTATTTTTATACTGAAATATTAAATATACATGAAACTAATAATAAAAAATATCCTAGTTATGGTTACAACTACGCACATTTTACCATACATGATAATCTTAGTTTATCAGATGATAAAATACGTGAAATTCTTCGTACATACAATAAAAAATCAATATGGTATCAACGTGATATACTTGGCCTTCGCAAAAATGCAGAAGGTCTTATTTATGATATGTTTGGTGCTGATAACCAATACGAAGATGGTCAAGGTGGACCTGATTACAATCTATTACATAAACGATATTATTCAATAGATTATGGTACTGTTAACCCTTTTTCTTGCCATGAATATATTGAGCAGACAATTGAACGCAACACTCTCTATTATGTTGAAAATGAATTCTATTATGATTCCAAAAAGGAAAAGAAGCAAAAGGCCGACAGAGAATATGCCGATGATTTATATGGTTTTATTGATAATAAAAGATATCTAGGGATAATCATTGATCCAAGTGCATCAAGTTTTAAAGCTGAATTAAGAAAACGAAGTTTAAAGCCACGTGAAGCCAATGACCTTATTAATGCAGATAACGAAGTATTAAACGGCATTAGGCTCGTTGCTACAATGTTTCAAGCAGGAAAGTTGTTTATAAATAAAACAAAATGCCCTAACTTAGTTAGAGAACTAAACTCCTACCTTTGGGATTCAAAAGCATCTGAGCGCGGAGTTGAAAAACCAATAAAGGAAAATGACCATGGGCCAGATGAGTTACGTTACTTTACAAAAACAGTTGTTAAGTCATACAGAATATAGGAGGACTGCCCAATGAGCAAGAAAAAACAAGCTGTCAAAAGGCAGCCTACTACAAAAGATACAATTAAAAGAAAATCCACACAAGATTCGTTTTCTAACGCATTAGGACGTTTAGGCATGGATCAACCCGGAATGATGGGTGCTACTGATTATACTTTAACAAGACTTACAAGAAATTATAATTTACTTAATACACTCTATCGTAATTCATGGATAGCTAAAAAAGTTATTGAAACAATCCCCGGTGATATGGTTAAGAATTGGTTTTCAATTACGGCAGACTTGAAACCTGAGATTACTGACCGCTATAATGACTTAGAACAACGCACATGTACTAAAGATAAAATAAATGAGGGTTTGTGTTGGGGAGATTTATATGGTGGTGCTGCCGCAATTATGATGATTGCAGGCGAAGAAGATTTGCTAGACCAACCGCTTGAAATTGACAATATAATGCCAAATAGTTATTGTGGATTATTAATCGTTGATAGATGGTCGGGAATATATCCGGGGATTGAACGTATTGAGGATATCCGTGATCCAGAGTTTGGATTACCTATCTGGTATGAAGTCCGAGATGTTACTAAAGACAATGCGATGGTTAAAGTACATCATAGCCGTGTGTTACGGTTTTGTGGTCGCAGATTACCATATTGGGAAAACATGGCTGAAATTGGTTGGGGAGCATCACAGCTAGAACATGTATTTGATGAACTTGCAAAACGTGATAATACATCGTGGAATATTGCAAGTTTAGTATTTCAAGCTAATTTAATCGTTAATAAAGTTACTGACTTTGACCAAATAACAGCAGCAACTGATCCAGACGTACAACGAGATTTTTATGCTGTTAAATCAGCACAGAACCAAATGAGAAATAATAATGGCATGATGATTATAGGTGATAAAGACGAAGTGTCTGCAATGAATTATACTTTTGCTGGACTTAATGATATATATGAAAGTCAGATGTTAGATATTGCAGGAGCATCAGATATTCCAGTAACTAAACTGTTTGGACGAGCACCTGCTGGAATGAATGCAACTGGCGAATCAGATCTACAAAACTATTACGATATGGTATCACAACGCCAAGAATCACAATTAAAGCCTATTATAAATAAATTACTACCAGTTATGTTCATGAGCGAGTTTGGACAAGTGCCTGATGATTTAGGAATAAGATTTAATGCAATCCAAACACCTACAGAGGACAAAATGGCTGATATTGTCGCAAAGAAAACAACTTGTATATATGGAGCATATGACAATGGTATTATAAGCCAGCAAATGGCATTGAAAGAACTGCAAGAGTTGTCGTATACTACTAATATGTTTAGCAGTATAACTAATGAAATAGTTGAAGCTGCAAGTGATGACATTACTCCTAAAGGAGAAACTGACCTAGTAGGTGAAAATTATGGACTGGAAACCCCAACGCAGAATAGAAACGGATTACCAGAAGCTACTAACGAACCTATTTAATAGATTTAGTACGCAGGTTATAACATCGCGTAAACGTGATGCAATTATGAATATGGCAAATAAAATGATTAAATCAAAATGGTTTAATCATTATGCTACAACAGCAGCTTATAGAATGATAACAATGACTAGAAAAGATACTGGCAAGTCGTGGCGACAAGCTGCACGAAATTCAACGCATGGCAGAAAAGTATTCGAATTACTTCGCAATGAGACAGATAACGATAAGACATTTCAAGAACTATTATCAAGAAACGTACACTATATTAAGTCAGCACCAATTGATATGGCTGAAAGAATGGTTACCCATATATCAGAAGCACAAATTGCAGGTAGACGACCAGAACAGATTGCTAGTGAATTAAAAGAGCTATTCCCACACATGACTAAGGGTAAGGCTCAATTAATTGCTAGAACAGAATCTGCTAAAGCATCATCTGAATTAGTGCAGTCTAGAGCTGAACGATTAGGTTTTAACTGGTATATATGGTATAGTGTTCAAGATCAACGTGTACGCTCATCACACAAGCATATGCAAGGGGTATTAGTTAATTATAACGATCCACCTTCGCCAGAAGCGTTAGCAGACGAAAAGTCATATGGTCATTACAATGCAGGCGAAATATTTAATTGTAGATGCTTTGCAAGTGTGGTATTTGATATTAATGAAATTAGTTTTCCCCATAAAGTTTATCATGCAGGTAGCATTCAGATGATGACTAAAGCTAAATTCAAGGAGATAATGTAGTTATGAAAGTCGTTAGGATACTAGATGAATTCAGAGTAATTGTTGATTATGGATATAAACATGGTGCTAGAAAAGATGATATTTTAACAATAAAATCTAAAATAGGGATACCGATACATGATTGCGATACTCACGAATATTTAGGAACGTATTTTAATGAAAAGGCAACAATATCCCCGTCGATTATTTATGATAATATGTCGATTTGCGTAAATGAAAAAACAAACACATATTACGAACGATTAAACGTTAGCCATACACAGATTAGTTGTTGCGATAATGATAAAATAATTAATTTATGTGATCCAGTTTATTTAATTGATAAAAATAGGAAATATATAGTATAATACATATGTGGCTAGGTTATGCAGACCGAACGGAGATAGCCTGTCTCCTGCCACGTATATAAGGCAAATAATACTAAGGCGGTGTTATGATGTTTAATCTATTTAAAAGTAATGTGCCAAGTGAAGAAACTAAACAAATGGTTCAAGGGATTAGTGATGGTTTTAATCGCATAAAAGAAAATGAAATAAAAAGAGCACAAGAACCAATTATTGATAGTTGTTGTGAATCATTTGGTTTCGCTAACAATTTAATTATTGAATTACGTAATCATAGTTTGAATGTTAAGAGATATGCACTAACCCAAAAAGAAGAAATGACAATGCGAGTTGATGAATTATTTGTGTTGAAACGTTTTTTAGATAGAAACATGAATTCTAAAAACAATATTAATAAACAACAAGTTAATGCATTATTTTATGATTTACTTAATAAATTTGAAACTACTTGCAAAATGGTAATAGATCAAAATGATATGATGCATCCAGACAGTATTAAAGGTAATCCAGAAATAATAGAAAAGAATATTGAAGAATGGAAGAGAAAATTTTCTATCGCTATGGGTGAGGTGCATCATAATGGAATGGATTAGCATAAAAGATAGATTGCCAGAAGTGGGAGTAAAATTATTATTAGCTTGGCGTTATGCATGGTATTCTTCTTCAAAAGAGCCAAGTTTTCATTTTGGTATATGGGATGGAAAATGTTTTCATGGTTTAAATAGTAATCAGCCTTTTGCAACACCAGATTATTGGAGTATCATAGAACCACTACCAGAACCGCCAAAGGATGTGATATGATGGAATGGATAGATATAAAAGATAGATTGCCTGAATCATTTACACATGTTTTAGCGTATATTCAACCTTGTTTTTATTACGTGGTTTATTTAGATACAAATAAAAACAGATGGCGAGAAGGTGGAGTTGGTGGTATGGAATTTGAATTAAATAAATTATCTCATTGGATGCCGCTACCAGAACCGCCAAAGGAGAATAGTTAATATGAGTAAATTAGTTATATTACATGATCAACAAGATAATGGTAATATAGCATTAAACCCAGAATTAGTTATGTATATATTAGATTATGGTAGGTATAGATTAATTAAACTTGATAAATGTAATGATATGAGTTTAAAAATTTCAGAATCAGTAGAACAAGCAACTATGCTTATAAATAAGGCGTTAGAGTAATGAAATACTGTAAATATTGCAATAGACAAGTTAGACCTATATCAAATCGCAAAGGTGTAAACTGGCTACTAGTAATAGCATTGACATTGCTAAGTTGTGGCATATTCCTTGCTATCTATTTAGCCTATAAACTATTATGTGGCATGTTTAGAAGTAGCGAAGATTGTGTTTGTCCAATATGTAACGCTAAGTTATGAGGTGATATTATGATTGATGCTGTTAAATTAATAAATGAAATTGATGAATTCAATAAAAAATCATTAAATAAAATACAATTATCAATTGAAAGAGAAATTAATGAATATCGTGCATTTGGACATACTTTTCCTTTTATGATACCGCCACCAGAAAACTATAAGTTTGTTTTTGAAATATTTAACCATAAAGGGAATAAAGAAAGTTCAACTACAGTTTATGAAGATTATGCTAATGAAGCGTTACAAATGGATAAACTTATTTGTAATAATGCAGATTTAATGTTAAAAATACATAATCATATTATAGACAATTGTTATTCAATCATAGAACAACATAAAAAATCATGTATAGAATGGGAAAATTATTTATTTAATTGGGACAAACGTTGTTATTTAAGCATTTATAAGACATATGAAGATGCTGTTAGTGCAAAAGAGAAATTCCAAAATAGTTTATTATCAAAAATAAAAGATAGTTTAAAAACATATAATCCTGTAGTTTTAGAAGAAATAAATTCATTAAATAAATCAATAAAAAATAATCGTGAACAAATAAAAAAGTTTTCCGAATTATTGTTTGACAAAGGGATTAGATTAAAATGCTTTCAATCGTTTAATGATGAAATATTATATAACTTTGATTTAAACTAATTTAATATGATTAACAAAGAACACTTATGTTTAGGTGTTCTTTTTATTTTGCCCAAAAGGAGATAATACAATGACACGATATACACAAGCAATAACAGTTGATAGTAATTATATGTATACATTATTGATTAAACGCAATAATGAACCAAGTAAAGGGTTATTGTCTGGCGTTGGCGGACACATTGAAGAAAATGAATCTCCTGAGAATTGTATGATTCGCGAATGGGCCGAAGAAGTTGGTTCACCATTGCCGGAAGATGCACACATGGTTAAATTAATGACGCAGATCCTTCCAGATTGTGAAAATCATATATTTGGAATCATATTGCCACAAGTTGATATTTATTTTATGCACGAAGACGATACCGACAATGAAGGTTTAATACGATGGCATCATATATCGGGTGAAAATATCATGGATATTAATAATAAAAATGTTGCATGGGATGGAATTATCCCGCTATGTTTAAATTTACTACGCAAGGAGATGATGTGAAATGGATAATGAATTGTATTGCCCTTATTACAATGCAGGCACAGGGAAATATGCAAATAGAGATACATTGACTAACACGATTATAGAATGTCCTGAATGTGGATTTAAAAGTATATCGATAGCATTTAGTTTGCAAAAGATAAAGCCACTTTCGATAAATATTGAAATTAATGATGAAAAATTAAAAGAAATTAAAGAAATGTTAGATAATCAAAGAAATGATATGCGAGGTGCTATGGTATGAAATGCCCACAATGCGAAACAGACATAACCCCATTATATAAGTCATCAATACAACTTAGTTACATAGCATTATTTATTATCTCTGCAATCACGCAGGGATATTTTTTAATCCCTTATGGTTTGTTTAGGCTATATTCAATATTTTTCACAGGAGAACATCATTGCCCGTTATGCAATCATAATTTTGGGAGGGCAACTAAGTACTTTGATAGACAAATTATGAGGAGGTGATCATCTCTATACAGGGACAAGCCCCCTGATGTTAATGAAAGGAGCATTCGGTACATATTTATATTTTACAATAGGAACTACACGAAGCGTAGTAATTTAAGGGAGGAAACAAAATGGCATTAGATTTAAACGTAATAACTTCGGCTGGTAGTAAAACTAGTACAGAAGGTATTTATTCAACTTACGGGATCACAGGAGTAGCAAATACACCGGCCGCAACACCAACCGATGTATTTATCTTAAATGGGTCCGCAACAAAAACAATTAAAATTAAAAGAGTAACAGTATCAGGTCTTGCAACAACAGCAGGTAGCATGAATGTATCGCTTGTTAAACGTACAGTAGTTAATACAGCAGGAACCTCAACAGCTCCTAGTATTGCACAATTTGATAGTTTAGACGCATCCGCAACAGCAGTTCCTAAATTATATACTGCAAATCCATCCGCATTAGGTGCAGGAGTTTCATTATCTTCTCAAACATTAAATTTTGGTGTAGCTGGTGCAGCTGGTACAGTTATTTTTGATTTTGCTAATCGCAACGATAAAGCAATTTATTTACATGGAGTTGCAGAAGGCTTGGCAATTAATTTAAATGGTGGAGCAGTTCCATCTGGCGGTACATTTGGTTATACGATCGAATTTGAAGAAATCTAACAGGGGTGATTAAATGCTATATTATGGCGATAAGATATCCCCTAACATGGTCAAAACTCCAGAAGGATATTTAATATGTAAGAATGTAAATCTTGGGCGTACGGGAACAATGGATTATTTAGGCAGTGAATTACCACAAGAATTTAACTTACCATCAAACGAAATATTTCATGTGTCTAGAACAGCCGATAATTTATTTTCTAAAGAGACTATTGCAAGTTTTGAAGGTAAACCAATTACGGATAATCATCCAACTAACAATTTAACAGTTGATACAGCGTCAGTTATAGGACGTGGGCATGTACAAAATGTTCATCCTGCTGGCGTTTTTTTAGTTGGAGATTTATATATAACCGATAACGGACTAATTAATCAGATTGAAAATAACAACAAAAGAGAAGTTTCGTGTGGATATGACGCAGGTTGGCGTATGAACGAAGACGGTAAGATTGAACAAATTGATATTGTCGGGAATCATGTTGCTGTCGTAAATTCAGGACGAGCAGGTCACTCAGTTGCGATTAAAGATTCTAGTCCAGAAATTAAAAAAAATATTGGAGGAAATAAAATGACAATTACAAAGAAAATGTTAACGGCATTAGGGTTTAAACATTTTGCCGCTGATGCTGAACCAGAAGAAATTGCTAAAGCAATGGACGCTATAGGCGATGAAGAAGCACCTCAAAAAACTACAGTTACAAAAGATGATGATGTGGCTATTCAAAAACAAGAACCAGAACAAAAAGTTGATCCAATGATAGAAGTTAACGCTAAAATTGATAAATTAGCATCTATTATTAGTGCTCTTGTAGAGTCTGATAAAAAAGTACATGAAGAAGCTGGAGCTAAAGAAGCTTTTGATGACCTTGAAGGAGAACTTGGAAAGCCGGAAGATGAAGAAACTTTAGAAGATGAACAAAAAGAAACACCTGATGTGCAAGAAGAAGAAGAAAATACAGGTGAAGAAGAACATGAATTTGCCAATGACGAAGAAGCAGTTAAAAAGATCGTCAAAGATATGAAACCTATTATTATGAATATTAAAGATAAAATTGTACGTGACGCGGTTGCTAAAGAATTCGTTAAAACAGTACGTGATAGCCGCCCTACCGGCAAGAATGGGTATTCACAAATTGCTAAAAATGTATCCGCAACTCGTAAAGTAGCACTTGACAAAGCAACGACTCCTACAACAGGAAATCTATACAAAGCCGTAGACGCAGCTAGTGCATGGGCAAATTACGGTAAAACATTATCAAAGGGGGATAAATAATTATGCCAGTATCAGTAATTGGAAGAAATTTAGGATTAGGTTATGCAGGTAAGGTATCTCGTAATCCGTACAATAAAATTAATGCTCGTATGGTAAAAAGTATTCTTGATGGCAATAGTGCTGAAACACAACCAGTGATTCCTTTTGGAGCTGCAGTGTTAACAAATACCGATAATACATATTCGAAATTTGGCGCATCTGGATCAGGCGTATCTGCATCAACAATGGCAAACTTCGCAGGGATTGCAGTATCAGAAGTTAAACAGGGTATGACATATAGCTATGGAGCAAATACAACGGCTGGTAGTTACGAACCGGGTCGCCCTTGCGATGTATTACAAATGGGGACAACTACAATTATTATCCAGTCTGGTACACCTGTAGCAAATGGTCAACTAGGCATTGTTACGGTTGCAGGTTCTACGCTTTCAGCAGGCGATTTTACAGCAGAAGCAGCAGGCACAGCAACTGATGGATCAACCGTTATTGCTGTAACTGGTGCTAAATTCACAAGTGGCAAAATTGATTCCGCGACAGGGATTGCCGAAGTAGTATTGTTAACGCAATTGAACGCGTAAGAGGAGGATAAATAAATGGGTAAAGTTACACAATCACAAGTAATGGATGCAATCGCAGCAGCAAAAAGTCAAGGAATCATCGTCCCTTCAATGGGCGCATATAGTCAAGTACATGATGCTAGTGGTGGCACTGGAACAGGCATGGCATTCTTAGTAGGCGAACTTGAAAAACAAGATCCTAAATTGCTAGAACCAATGACAAGTATTACAGCACCGCGCGATATTGATATGATCCCCGGCGGTGGTTGGGTTGATATTACATCAAATGTATTTGTTCATTATGCAACTAGTGGATCAGATGAAGATTCTATCGGCGCAGGCGAAACAAATAACATTCCAGTTTCTACTGCAAATATCAGTAAAGATGTATTTAAAGTGCATACATTCATGGAAAACCTTAAAATTCCAATTTATGATGACTTAAAACTACAACAAATCGGTAAATCATTAAGTCAAATTCTTGATGATGGTTTACGTTTAAATTTCAATAAATTACTTGATCGTAATGTATATGTCGGTATTTCTAAAACAGGTACATATGGCCTTGTAAATAATCCATTAGTAATAGCTACAAACGCAGCTTTAAACCAAGCTGGTACGTCTCGCCTATGGACGCAGAAAACTCCACTTGAAATTATGGCAGATGTAAATACAGCTATTAATACTACGTGGGCACAGAGTGAATATGACTTAGATGGTATGGCAAATCACATTTTGATTGATCCTGCAAACTTTGCATATATCACAAATACTCCTGTTACTGTCGCAGGTACACAAAGTATTTTAAATTATTTACTTGAAAATAATATCGCAACTTCACAAGGCAGAAAAATGGATATTTTCCCTTCGAGATGGTGCGGTGATAATTCAGGAGCGACTAAACCGGGTGTTGGTGGTACAAATCGTATGGTTGCATATGTAAAATTACCTAAACGTGTTAATATTGATTTACCTGTACCACTTAGCAGAGTTATGCAAGGCCCTAACACTTCACAAGGAAGTTATGAAACATTGTATGCTGGACAGTTCTCGCAAACCAAAATTCTTGCACCTACAGCATGTGCTTACTATGATGGGATTTAAGGTAAACAATTAAAATAGAATAAATGATTGTTATAAGGATGACTTAATTGTCATCCTTAAATTTTTAGGGGGAAAATAAATGATTAGTGTTTTAGCAGATAGATGTTTAGCGTTTGACCGTGGTGAAAAAGATAGCCATGGCGTATTACAAAAAATTCATGTGAATATTGGTTTTAATGATGTTCCTGACTGGGTTGAAAAAACAGATTATTTTCAAGCAGCATTAAAAGATAAAATTATTCATGTTGCTAGTAAACATAAAGATGAAGATGCTGTAAAAGCATTAGAAGAAAATCAAAAATTACAATTAAGAGTAAAAGAACTTGAAGAAAAACTAGAAAAGCAAGAAACAGTTGATGAAATTACTCGTAAAGCAGGCCGCCCTAAAAAAGGAGAATAAACCATGGCTTCATATTATGGAACGACAGATGATGCACAAAACCAAAATATTATTACAACAGCATCAAATATCATTGACGGTACTAATCCAACTTATACATTGTCAGATTTCTACGCTAGTTATCCGGCATTTGCTCCAAGAACAGTAAATACTACAACAACATATTTAGTTGATCCTACAATTATACAAATGTATATTGACCTAGCAACAGCTTGCGTAAAACAAGCAAGATACCATAGTTATTGGAAAAACTGCATGGGTTGGTTTGTAGCTCATTTTATTACATTATATTTGCAATCGACAACTAACGCCAATAGCACAGCCGCGCAAGTTATAGCCGCAGGAAAAGCAAAAGGTCTTGCTACAAGTAAAAGCGTTGGTGATGTATCGGCTGGATATGACTATAGTTTGATAGGAAATGATTTAGATGGATGGGCGCAATGGAAATTAACGATATTTGGTACTCAATTTGCTTCAATTAGTAAATTATTAGGTCGTGGTGGAATGTATATATGGTAACGCTTACTTCATCTGGTCAAGGATTAGATAAAATAAAATCAGATATGGCTAAATTAATGAAAACAGACGTATATGTTGGTATTCCACAAGAAAAATCTTCACGTCAAGGTGATCCAATAACTAATGCTGAATTGGCTTTTATACATACAAACGGTGCTAGATCAGTTAGTATGCGTAACGAAATGCAACCTAATTTAAATGGTGGTATGGCATATTCACAAGCACATCAAATGTATGTTCAGGAACATGGTTCTGAATTATGGCAAGTTCCACCAAGACCAATCATTGAGCCAGTAATCAATAAAAATAAAGATTTAATCGGTAAATATATGAAAGAAGCTGGACAATTAATATTAAGTGGTGATCCTGAAAGCGGAAAATCAAAACTTGAAGAAATAGGCTTGCGAATAGCGACAAAAGTTAAAGAAAACTTTGTTAGTCCTGAAAATGGCTGGGCGACCAATGCACCATCGACAATTGCAGCTAAAGGCTCAGATAAACCATTGATTGATACTGGATCGTTAATGAATTCCATAACAAGTGTGGTGGCTGATAAATGATAAATGTTGAAGAATTAATTTATGATGAAGATTTTGCACAAGAATATACGGTTTATCGTGAAACATGTACATGGTCAGGCGGTCGTCCTGTTACAACAGAAGCAACACTCAATTATACAGGCGTAGTTACAGCTGCAATGCCAAAAGAACTAATTATATTGCCAGAAGCTGACCGCGTTAGTGGCATGATGACGTTTTACAGTGGATCAGAATATCCGCTATATGAAACACGGTTATCATCAACCACGAACACGGATTCAGATGGCAATGATGGTACAAGCGATCAACTAGAATGGCATGGAATGAGATATAAAATTATTAAAGTATGGCCTTATGTGGATTATGGATACTGGAAAGCACTTGCAACACGGATGGAGGGGGCTTAATTGGCTAATATATTTCTAAAACGAACCGATTTGGAAGATGTGTTTTGGAATGTAACTGAAAAATTAATTGGACTTGACCCAACACTCCAAGCGAATGCAAATAAGGTTCGTATTGCATGGCCCACTGGTGGTTCTCCGGCATGGAAAATTAATGATGATGTTACGTTTATTCGAATTGGTGACGCTGACGATCCTCTTAATATTCCTAGAGATACAACATCTACACCAATTGATAATTTAACAACAACGTTGTCTATGACGTATACAAGAGTATTAACAGTCCATTGGTCGCTATATGGCCCTAATTCATATGATAATGCGTTTCTAATACGAAACAATTTATATAACCAAGCCATCCACGACCAATTAGCTAATAGCAACATATATATTGTAACTGAAATTTCTATACCTATTCGTTCGCCTGAACTATTTGCTGATCAGTGGTGGGAACATACTTCCATGCAAGCAACATTTAACGAATATATTAAAATTGATAATACGGCTAATTTAATTACAACGCCTGTTATTATAACTAAAACTACAACAATTTAGAAAGAGGTGATACCTTGTCTACTTTAAGTTTAAATGAAATCGTCAAAGTAACGATTAACTTATCTCCATTATCAGCTGTTCGAAACGCTTTTAATCTTGGATTAATTATCGGAACATCAACAGTTATTCCAGCTTTAGAAAGAGTACGAAAATACACAAGTACAACAGATATGATATCAGATGGTTTTTCATTATCAAGCCCTGAATATATCGCAGCAAGCATATTTTTATCACAAAGTTTAGTACCAACTTATGTATATATAGGTCGTCAAGATTTAACAGCGACTGAAACACCATTACAAGCAGTAGAAGCATGCAGATTAGCAAATTCTGATTGGTACACAGTAACATTTGCTAATGTAATTCCAAAAGCAGATATTTTAGCAGTCGCTGGATATCTTGAACCAGCAACACCAGCAAGCGCATATTTTTACACAACTCATGATACTGATGCACTTAGCGGAGCGGCTGGCAATGTGTTTACTTCATTAAAAGCTCTTAGCTATAAACGTTCTATTGGACAATATTCTACATACGCAAATACTACAGCGGGTTTTGAAACTGGTGCAATTAATGCAGCTATTGATATTCACAGCGGTACAGCTTCAACGTTTAAAATTGCGGTTGATGGTGATGCAACTCCAAAATCAATCGTATTAACATTAGCAAATTGTACAAGTGGTGTAAATATTGCTACAGAAATGCAATATCAAATTCGTAGTATTGGTGGGGCATACGCAAACGTTAGCGTAGTGTTTAACCCAACTACAGTAAACTATATTATTACATCTGGAACGACTGGATCATTATCGACTGTGGTTGTTACGGCAGGAGCTACTAACGATGTATCTACAACACTTAAAATTGGTGTAGCAAATGGAGCAACTGATACAACAGGGACTACAACTTATGTACCTTCCGTTGTCGCTATCATGGGTTATGCGATGGGCGCAAACGATGGTACTGCAAACAGTACATATACATTAGCATACAAACAAGAAGTTGGAGTAACTACCGAAAATCTTACAACTACGCAAGTATCTACAATTAAAGGTAATAACGGTAATGTATATATAAATCGTGGTAGTCAATATAACTTATTCGAACAGGGTCATATGGCAAATGGCACTAGTTTTGACGAATTAATTAATTTAGATAAATTACAAAACGATATCCAACTTACTGTTATGGATCTATTGTATCAAAACCGCAAGATTGCACAAACAGATGCAGGTGTAAACCAAATCGTACATGCATTAAATGTTGTATGTGAAAGCAATGTGACGATTGGATTTATTGCACCGGGTATTTGGAATGCAGCAGCAGTCAAAAATTTAGCAACAGGTGATACTTTGCCAAAAGGCTATTTAATTCAAGCTGACACGGTAGCTAGTCAATCGCAAGCCGATAGAGATGCAAGAAAATCACCAAACATTTATATTGCTGTAAAACTTGCGGGTGCTATAGAGTATGTGCTTATTACGGTAGATGTAAATCGTTAATTAAAAATTTTATAATTATTGCAAAGTAAAGACGTTAAAATACGTTCTTTTTTTATGCAATAAATTAAGGAGGTAAATAAATGGCAAACTCTACTTATTCGTTTAGCGATATTATAGGAACAATGTCTAACCCATCGATAGGATCATATACGTTCACTGGTCAAGGTATTGGTGAAATGTCAATTACTTATGCAGCAGAACGTACCGTACATGATGTGGCAGCCGATGGGTCAGTTATGGCTTCAAAAATAGCTAATAACACAGGTACATGTACAATCCAAGTACAACAAACATCTGATTTACAGAAATATTTGATTGATTGGTTTAATTATTTAATATCAGCTAGTACTGCTGAATGGGTAAATACATCAATTACGATTCGCTCATTAACGATGAATCGAACTCATATTTTAACAGGTGTTTCCCCTCAAAAAATTGGCGATCAACCATACCAGGCGCAAGGACAAAGATGCACATGGGTGCTTATGGCATGCTCAGTTGATACGTTATCATCATAATTTAAAGGTGGCTTATGCTGCCTTTATTTTAATATAAGGAGAATACAAAATGATTCGTGAAGAATGTAAAGAATTAACACTTTCTGATAGAAAATTTTTAATTGAAAAATTTGACGCAATGACAGCTCTATATATAGCTTATCAAATTATGAGTCAAATGCTACCGGGTGGGCTTGATAAACAAGTTTCTGGGATGTTACCAAGTGGCACGCAGGACAGTAGAAAAATGATGACAGAAGAAGAATTTAAATCATTAATGAAAAAATGTCTTAGTGTTTGCTATGAAGATTTACCAGCAGGGCCAGCGCAAGTAATTCGTGCTAATGGTGGCTGGGGTGTTATGAATATTGAAAAAAATCTAAGCATTGTTTTACCTTTAGTAATTAATGCAATTATGTTTAATGTACAAGGTTTTTTCGAAGGAGGGGCATTGACGGAATTGAAAACGAGCCTTGCGGATATCAACCTGCCCGGTGTGTCAATGTCAACGAATTCCTCTACGCCCCTGTAATGTCTAAGGATTGGTCACAGCACGAAGTCTGGGATAGAACATATAGCTTAGATGATTTGTTAGATTGGCATGAAATGGCGACAGTTAAAGCGGAAAATCAAAAACGCTTTAATGCAAGTCAGCAACAGGGGGTGTAATAATTGAGTTTTACCTCCATCTTAGGTGGACTATATTCCACTTTAAAAACAGCTGGATTGATTGGTAATAATCCAACCGTATATAGTTTTTCTAATATAACAGCTTCAATTTCACATCCGAGCACTGGTGCAATATCTACTAATAATAATGGTATAGGTTCTCTTGGCATATCAATGCTTACTGAACGAACTACACACGATATATCAGCAGATGGCGGTATATTTATTTTAAAAGTAGATGGAAACAACGGAATAGTTAATCTGCAAGTACAGCAAACATCTGAATTACATAGATGGCTGTTACAACTTGCAGGTTTTTTAATGACACCAACTATTGATCATAGTACTTGGGCTGAAATTAATATGTCAATTCAAGATAATAATATGACTACTTTATACAACTGCACTGGTGGTAGTTTATTAAAAATACCTGATTTAACATTTTCGGCACAAGGGCAATCCGTAACATGGATTATTTATTTTGCTGATATTACCCTAACAACAACATCTGCATCAACAGATTTATCAAATATCCAAGGAGTTATACGCTCTATCTTATAGGAAGGAGGTAAATTATGTTAGATGTCATAAAAAGTTATTTAGTATCATTAGGATTTTCGGTTAATGACGCTGAATTTAATAAAGCTACTCAATCAATGAATGATTTAAATAAAACTATAACATCCGTAACGGCAGGAATGGCGAAACAATTTGCAGTTGCAGGAACGGAAGTTGTTGGAGTTTTAGCAACAATAACAGGAGCTACAGGAGCACTCATAAAAGAGACTGCTGAACTTGATATGCAGTATCAGAAATTTGCACTTCGCATGTGGATGGCGAAAGACTCTGCTAAAGATTTACAAGTTACATTAAAGGCTATGGGTGAATCTGTAGAAGACGTTGCATGGATCCCAGAACTTAGACAACAGTATTTCCAACTGATAAATCAGGGAAATGAAATGAAAACCCCTGGTGATGCCGGAGAACAGCTTAAATATATTAGAAGTATATTGTTTGAGTTTACGCGACTAAAATTAGAAGTTAGTTATGCAGCCGAATGGATTAGTTATTATTTAATTAAATATTTGTCAGGGCCACTTGCTAAAATAAAAGAATCTATGCAAGGACTCAATGGTTGGATTGTGCAAAAAATGCCAGAATGGACAAATAAAGTCGCAAAAGTATTATCAATGATTGTCACTTTATTTATTAACGTCGGAAGATTTATTTACGATGCATTTATGAGCGTAGAAAGGTTCTTTATGGCATTCCCAAAAGGGTTACGACTTGCATTAGGAGCAATTGCAGCATTAACACTAGCATTTAAAATGAATCCAATATTATTAGCTTTAACAACAGCTATATTGCTGATTGACGATTTTTATGCCTATCTTGATGGTCGCAAAAGTTTAAAAATGTTACAACCAGTTTGGGCTAAAATTATAGAATGGTCAAAAGATTTTAATAAATTAATTATTGATAATAAAGAAAATTTAAGTGATTTATGGAATGAATTTTTAAAATCAGCAACTTATAAAAATATGATTGATGCGCTTAAGAATTCATTTGAAGCTTTAAAAGAAGGATTATTAGCACTAAAAGAAATTTTTGACGAATTTATGATTGATTTAGGGAAAAGCATAGAGAAAAAAGGCTTAATACCTGAATTTAAAATGTTTATGCAAACAACATCTCAAGCCGTTGATGATGTTGCTGAATCAATAAAAAAATTAATGATACAATTACATCTTTTATCGAACGATACTCAAACTAAAAGTTTTATGCAATGGTTTTCAGATGAGATTGCTAAAATAGCTAAAAATACAATGATTTTAGGCGAAGTTTTAAGTCATGTATTTTCTGCCGTAGCGAAAGCTGCCGTTGGCGATGTTAAAGGCGCAACTAAAGAAATGACTCAAGCAATGGTAGGAGTAGTTAGATACACTGGTGAAAATAAAGATTCTATGTTTTTGATTAATACCGATAATGGCGGAATAACAAACGATGCTGCCGGGCGTGATTTACTTCGAAGAAAAATTGCTCAACAAGAATCGCATGGTGATCCACAAGCATTAAGTTATGATGAAGCTCATTTCGGCAAATATCAATTTGGACAAAGTACATGGGATAGTGCCGCTAGTGATGCTAATAGACCAGACTTAGTGGGAATTGACCCAAGAAACGTAAGTGAATCCGATCAAGATTTAGTTGCTCAAACATATATAAATGAATTAATGGATAAGTTTGGCGGTGATGCTGCACGAGTTGCAGGATCTTGGTATGCCGGTGAAGGTTCTGGGGAATGGTCAGAAGCAGCTAGAAATAGAAAGCAAGTAAGTGACAATGGTTTAGTCGGTCCTAGTGTAAATGAATATGCAATGGGCGTTCTTAAACAGCAACCAACTATGATGTCATATACAGGCATGGCACAAAATGGCATGAGCACTCTAGCTGGTTCATATGCCCAACCAATGCAAAATATATATAATACTTCTGCTGGCGAAGGTAATGTAATAATTGAAAGCATTAACTTATCATTTGGCGGAACAAATGCTACAGTCGCAGAAATTCAACAGGCAACAATTGCAGGTGTCCAACAAGCAACTGGTAAACAAGTAGCACGTCAAACACGTGACATGCAAGGGGTGTTTGCATGAATTTAGCTAATGTATGGACGTTATACAATAACATTCGCAGTATTACATCATCTACTAGTCTAGTTGCAGGCGCAACACAACCTTGGACACCTACACAATGGGCGCAATTATCATCTAAAGACCTTGTCTATTTAAAAACCAACAAATCTAATATTGGCGGTTTATTTTTTGATGCGGTTTTTCACGAAGAAACAGTCAATAGTATTAAAATTACAGATCATCCAGTCCAAAACGGTAGCAATATTGTTGACCATTCATATGTACAACCAACTACATTAACAATGGATATTGGTGTTTCTGATTCTATGGGTAGTATCCTTGATGGACAATTTGCAGGAAGTTATACTAAGTCTGTTTCAGCTTATCAGATGTTACTTGCTTTACAACAATCACGAATACCTATCGAAGTTCATACACGATTAAATCATTATTATAATATGCTAATTGAGCAAATTACTGCACCTGATGATTATAAGACTTTGCATGGATTAAAATGCTCTGTACAGATGAAAGAAATTTTTGTAGTTGAAGTTAGTACAACAACCGTTTCAGCAAGAGCACAGACTAGTGGCGGCTCGTCAGGTGGTACAGCTCAACCAGTACAAGCAACTGGTTCTATATTGGCAGAAGCAAGCGAAGCGGCAACGGGGAGTAATTAATTATGTATCAAATTATACCATTAACAAACGATCCAAACAAAACAATACAGACAACAGTCGAAGTTAATAATGCAAATATTACATTAAAATTATTCTTTCATTATAATGAAATGGCGAATTATTGGTGTATGAGTATAACGAATTCAAACAATACATTGTTAATTGATTCATTGCCACTTGTAACTGGTGTTTATCCATCTGCAAACATTTTAGGGCAATATAGTTACCTTGGCATTGGTAGCGCATATCTGATAAAAATAACTCAAAGCACTCTTGATTATCCAGACGATAACACTTTAGGAACTACTTTTCAATTAGTGTGGTCGTCATGAGCAATTTTCTATATGGACGTAAATATCAAATATTAGTTGCTAAATCAGATGGTACTGCTTTAGATGTTTCCAATTTAAGATGCACATTTAGAATTGAAAAAACATATCATTCAGTTGCAAATTATTCCGAAATAACTATTTATAATCTATCAGCAGAAACCGAAGGAACAATTATCAATGAATACAATCGTGTAATCGTAAATGCAGGATATCGAGGTACTGATGCAAATGATAATCCAAAACAATATGGGAAAATATTTGATGGAAATATAATTCAAGTTCTAAGAGATAAGGACGATAATAATGTTGATTACAGATTAACGTTACATTGTGGTGATGGCGATAATTTTCTTAATAGCAATTTTATAAAAATGACAATGAATGCAGGAGCTACACATAGACAAGCAATTGAAAACATTGCAACTGTAGCAACTGTACCAACTAATATTGCTAAAATTACACCGGATTTAAATCCTATATCTCTTCCACGTGGCAAGGTATTTTTTGGAGCACCTAAGAAATATTTACGTGAAATAGCATCTGATAACAACGCAAGTTTCTGGGTTGATAATGGTGAAATTCACGTTGAAAAAACTACAGATACAGCAGGTGAAGCTGTTGTAGTTACTCCAACAACAGGCCTAATTGGCACTCCTCAAATGGTGCAAGATGGTATAACAATTAAGATGTTGTTAAATGCAAATATAGGCTTAATGAGTATGATTAAACTTGATAATTCAAATATTCGTCAAATGAAACAACAGATAGGTCAAGTGCCTGTTATGTTAGATCAAGACGGACAATATCAAGCCTATAAAATCGTGCATGAAGGTGATACTAGAGGTCAAAACTGGTACACAGAAATAACAGGTGTTTCAAGATATGGGAAAATACCAATTATGCTTGCGGCAGGTAATCAAAATGCACATTAAGAAGGTGTTTGAATGCTAACAATAGCACAGCGATTAGAGAATGAAAATGAAATGCAACGGCTATCTATTGAGGATTATTTAAAAAATCTTCGTGTTGCATGTCCTGGAATTATACAAAGTTATGATGAATCAGCGCAAACAGTTACAGTGTTACCAGCAATTAAAGATAAAATAAAAATCAATGGCAATGTTTCAGACGAAGCATTGCCGTTATTAGTTGATGTACCTGTTTACTTTCCTTCTGGTGGTGGTTATTCGTTAACATTTCCGATTGTTGCAGGTGATGAATGCTTGGTAGTATTTGCTGATTCGTGCATTGATGCATGGTGGCAATCCAGCGGTGTTCAAAACCAACTTGATAAGAGAAGACATGACTTGTCAGATGGATTTGCATTTGTAGGCTTTAAAAGTAAACCTAACGCAGTACCAGCAGGGGCAGGAACAACTTTACAAGGATCATCTGGAAGTATAAATTTCAACGGTGGAACAATCACAATAACGGATGCAAATGTAATTATAAATTCAAGTAATGTAACAATAGCTGGTAAAGATTTTTTGTCACATACACATGGTGGAGTACAGCCGGGCGGCGGTAATACTGGTGGCGTATCATGAGTATGAAATATAGAATGCTATCACCCACAACAAATGGAGCAGGTTCAGGAGATTATAGTTTTGGTAATGGATTAAGTAATTTTGTTACAGAAGTAAACGCAGTAGCACAAGCCGTATATACTCGTTTATATCTACTCTACGGTGAATGGTGGGAAAATGCAGAGGATGGTTTACCGTTTTGGCAAAAAATTATTGGTGTGTCTGGTAAACCACAAAATATTGCAGCAATTGATTTGATTTTTCAAACTAGAATATCAGAAACAAAAGGCGTTAAAAGCATTGTGAATTATAGTAGTACATGGGATTCTCAAACAAGAAAATATAGTTTTACATGCACTATTGACACAGATTACGGAACTACTACATTAACAATTTAATTTATAACATTTTTAAAACTGATCAATTAGATCAGTTTATTTTTATGCCCTAAGGAGGTGTAAATTTTGTCATATACAGCACCTACAATAACATCCGCAGGATTAACAATACCGTTATATAGTGACGTATTAGCAGATTTAATTGAACTTGCAAAATCCATTTATGGTGATGATATCTATTTAGGACAAGATAGCTTAGATTATCAATTTATTAGTATCTTTGCGCTTAAACTAACAGATGCATATAATACAGCTCAATTAATTTATAACAACAGAAGTCCATCTACTGCAATTGGTAGCGCACTTGATGGAATAGTAAAAATAAATGGACTAGAACGCAAATCAGCTTCATATTCAACTTGTCAAGTAACCTTAACAGGGACTTATGGGACTACTATAACAGGCGGTATAGTTGCTGACGTTGCAGGTAATTCATGGTCATTACCAACCCCAATAACAATTCCGATTGGCGGAACATTAACAGTATCGGCTACATGTCAAACGCTCGGTGCAATTACGGCAACGATTGGGCAAATATCAACGATATCAACACCGACGCAGGGATGGACTTCTGTTACTAATTCAATTCCGGCAGTTGCAGGACAGGCGGCAGAAGTTGACTCGCAATTACGATCAAGACAAGCAATTAGCACACAATTACCATCACAATCATTGCTAGGCGGAACAATCGCAGGAATCGCAGGTATAGCTGATGTAGTAAGATATAAAGTTTATGAAAACGATACAGATGCAACAGATTCAAATGGCATACCTTCACATTCGATATGCGTCGTAGTTGAAGGTGGAACTGACTCAGATATTGCAAGCGAAATATATTATCGTAAAAATGGCGGTTGTGGTGTGTATGGAACAACTTCTATAAATGTTGCCGATCCAACTTATGATACTACAACAACGATAAAATTCTATCGCCCAACATATGTTCCAATATTTGCGACATTAGGCGTACATCCATTAGCAGGTTACACAACAGCAAATACAACAGCAATTCAAACGGCAATTACAAATTATTTAAATAGTTTAGCTATTGGCGAAGAACTAACAATTTCCGCATTATGGGGTGTGGCTATGGCGACAATGCCAGATATGACTAATCCAGTATTTTCATTAAAAACAGTAGTCGCAGGTACTGCAATAGGAAGTCAGACAACATCTGATATAGTAATTGCTTTTAATGCTGTGACGCAAGGAGTAACGGCAAATGTCGTTATTAATTTAGTATGAGTAAACCATTAGATTATTATTTAGGATTAGTCACTTCTGAATATCAAAATTCGCCAAAATTCTTAGCGTGGCTACAAGGATTTATAGAACATATATCTGATGCAACAACTGTTTTGGATAGCATGGATGCTTGCTTTGATATTGATATAGCTGTAGGCAATCAACTCGACATATTAGGAGTTATTACCGGACAAGATCGACAAGTAAACTTTCAACCAACAAATGGCGGTTCGCCTATTCTTGATGATGATAATTATAGGATTTTATTGAAAGCAAAAATTTTAAAAAATCAATGGAATGGTTTAAATCAATCTATCGCTGAGTTGTGGAAAATATTATTACCACAAACTACAATTTTAGTACAAGACAATTTAGATATGACAGAAAATGTTTATATTGGCGGTGATTTAAATCAAACTATACGCGATTTAATTCGGAATGGATATATCGTTCCAAAGCCACAGGGAGTTAGAATAAATTATTTTTATTTTGGTGGTGCTCCATTCTTTGGCTTTGATTTAGATAATGGTTATATAGCTGGTTTTGATAAAGGTTCATGGGTTCACGATAACGATCCTAAAGCGTTCGGTTTTGATTTAGATAATAGTATTATTTCAGGACTTGACACAGGGGCATGGGCAGATTAACTAAGGAGGGATATTATGGCAGGTAGTAATAATTTTTTACAATGGAATCCAGCTGAAAATAATATGCAAACAGATGCACAGTATTTGGCAGATTCCATGAGATTAAACGGTGCAACGGCACAAATTTATCCTAGTAATTTACATAATAAATTTGCATATCAAGCAACTTCATTTATTTATGCATTGGCACAAATGTTAGCAAATAAAGGATATACTGTAAGCGATACAAGTTTATCTTCGTTAATAAGTGTATTTAATTCAGCATTAAATAACAAAGAGTGGTTAAAAAGTACAGCTTATGCGGTTGGTGATGTAGTTGATAGCGTAAACTTGCCACAATGGGCGCAAGCAGTTTGTACTACAGCAGGTACAACAGGTTCTAGCGAACCAACTTGGGGGACAACGGTTGGTGCTAGTATTACGGATGGTACAGTAGTATGGTTGATTGTTAATAAGGTAAATAGTATTCCGTATGGTCAGCAAATTTATAGTACAGCAGGAACTTATACATTTGTTGCGCCAATAGATGCACGTTATAAAGTTATTGCAGTCGGCGGTGGTGGCGGTGGTGGTGGTGCACTTGGTTCATCTAGTATTTCGGCTGCTGGCGGTGGCGGTGGTGGCGGTGGTGTATCAATTAAATATATATACATTACTAAAGGAACTAGCATTTCTGTAACAACAGGCATAGGAGGCACTGGTGGAACTGGTGAAGTTAGCGGAAATACTGGTGGAACAACATCGTTTGGTTCATATTGTTCCGCTACTGGTGGCGGTGGTGGCAGTTTTGGCGGAACAACAGCTAATAGATTTGGTGGAGGTTCGCCTGGAGGTGTTGGTTCGAACGGTGATATTAATGGTTATGGCGGATCTGGTACAGGGCCAGTAGTAGCTAATCCATTACTAGCAAACACTGGCGGCAATGGAGGTAATGGTGGAAGCTCTTATTTTTCTGGAAGTTCTGGCGTATCCAATAATGGAACTATTATAAATGGTATTTTGGGATCTGGAGGTTCTGGAGCTGATGCAACTAATCTAACTGGATCATACACTGGCGGTGTTGGTGGTGCTGGAGTTGTAGTTATCGAATGGTAAGGAGTGATATAAATGAGTAAATGGGCTAGAGTTGTAGATGGTATAGTAGTTGAAACTACAAATATTGATCCTATGGGAAGATTTACTGATGAATTAGTTGCGCAATTTAAAGAATGTCCAGAAGAAGTAGAACAGGGATGGCAATATGTAAATGGAGTATTTTCAATTCGGACACAATCATATGTAATTCGTAACGGTATATATATGTATGATTATTACCAGTCGGGCGATACAGTAGTTACAGAGCGACCAACAGCGACAAATACATATACATCATACGAATGGGGTACTATCCCAGCAATCGCAGGTAAACGTAGTTACGCAATAACAACTAATTTTGTTGCAGGCGATACATTAACTTTATGTGGAGTAACATTAACTCTAGGAACTGATGTAATTGGTCAAGATACAGCAACTACAGCAACAAATCTACAAACTGTATTGTCTGCAAATACAACAATTAACGCATTATATGCAGTTACGGTGGCAGATACAACAATTACACTAACCGAAATAACGGCAGGTGGCGAGAATGCTCCTAGCGAAGCAACAACGACAGGGACAGGCGTTATTGCAAACGGTACTGCAACAACTAGTACACCACAAACTACAGGGTGGAAAATTGACTTAGCAACTTCGTTAGATGCATTAAATTCATCTTACGATACTGGTAAGAAAAGAATGCATGAAGCGCATTCAACCGTTTTAATAGCATTAGCACTTGGTAAAATAACGCAAGAACAGTCGGTAGAACGAATAAATGTCGTCGCAAGTGAGTACGGAGTAATGTGGAATGATATTTTAGCAAAACAGGAGGTACTTAAAAATGGATAGACAATGCCCAATGGATAGAAAAACTATGATAACTACTATTATTGATGGTCAAGAATACCATCAATGTCCTGAGTGTGGATATATGGAGTATAATGAAGTTTTATCATGTAATACAAATGTAACAGATATAACGGAAAACTAAGCTTATGTATACTGCAAAATATTTAATATATGCTTATATACTTATTACGTTTTCATTATTAATGTTAAGTTTTATATTGACTTTAATCATAATTAGTATGAAATCAAAAATTAAAAGTAAAGTACCAATTATAAATATAATATCCGATAATATATCTAAGGAAATATACAGCTCATTGAAAATAGTTGGCGTTACACTAACTATAGAGCAACAAAGAGCCTTTGAATTAAATGTAAGACAAAAACATAAGGAAATGGGGTTTAAGCTGTGAATCAAGGGATAACAAGTATGATAACGGCATTAGCAGAAGCACCACCAAGCGTTGTAACAATAATTTGTGTTGTTATTGTGATACTTCCAATTATCGCATTGATTGCATATTGGGGCAGAGAGATGCCAAAGGCATTTATGGCAATAAGTAAGTCAATGAATTCATTAGAAATGTTAGCAAC